GGGCAATTGGGTAGCCGGAAGCCCTCCTGCTACCGTGTGGTGTAACAGTAGCGGGGGTGGGTGTATCGAGCCTGTTGACGGCGGTTGCATAGTGTGGGCCGGGAATGGCATGTGCGCTCAGGGATGTATCTGTTCCACTTCCTGCCTACTGGCCTCATCGGAGGTGTGTGCCCCAGCGGTATGCGCCAGCTCATACATGTGCGCTCCGATCTATTGCGGGAGTTTGCACACCACGAGCCTATGCCACGAAAGCGAAACTGATGGATGTGCTCTCGTGTATTGTAGCTCAAGCGGGGGATGGATCCCGGGGAGTGCGGGCGGCGCAAGCCCATGGTACGATACGGGCAGTGGATACATCTGCGTGACCGATATGAATTGCGTCATGTGTTTCCAGCACAGTTGCTTCTGCGGGTGCATACTTTCGAGCGATAGTTGCTTCTGCTATGATTACTCAGCGCAGGCCCTGTGCGTGGGCAACCTTTATGTTGGGGGCAACCCCGTGGGGGCAAGTGCGTGGTGCTTACAGAGCGGGTACATAGAATCGCCAGCGGGCTGTTCTGTGTGTAATCAAGGGGATATGTTCCTTTGCGGTGGTGGCAGTTTTTCCGATGGAAGTTCAAAGTTCTGCTTTGACGGTAGCGGCGACAATATCTGCATAGACTATGGTTGCTTCTGTTTCGGGAACAGCTGGCAGGGCTTCAACATCAACGGAACGGGCATCAGTGGGTCATGTAGTTTCACCGATTCAGGGTGCAACTTCTGCTTCTGCAACGGCCTGTTCGTGAGTGCTTCATAAACAATGAAAGGGCCGGGGCTAATCAGGCCCCGGCTAACACCTAACCAGAGGAGAGAGAAGATGAACGAGAAGAAAGCTGAGAATGTGTTGTTTGTGGTGGATGGCGGGATCGGAAAGAACATCATGTCCACCGTGCCCATCCGGGGAATCAAAGCCAAGTATCCGGACAAGCGGCTCATAATCGTGTGCGGCTATCCGGACGTGTTTCAGAACAACCCCAACGTGTATAGGGCCTACAGCTTCAACAACACCTCGTACATGTACGATGATTACATTGGCCGGGGCAAGGCTATCGTGCTCAAGACAGAGCCCTACCATCACAACGATTACATCAATGATAACAGGCACCTCACGGATGTCTGGTGTGAGCAACTCGGGGTCCCGTTTGACAATCCGGTCCCTGACATCCACCTGACCTCCCGGGAGCGCAAGGATGCCGAGCAATTCATCAAGCAGAAGAAAAAGCCTGTGTTCCTGATCCAGAATCAGGGAGGCATGCCCCCACAGCCCAACAAGCCCCAACCCAAGATGTTCATCCGGGACCTCCCGCACGACATCACTCAGGAGGTTGTGGACAAGATGAAAAAGAAGTATCATGTGCTTCACCTCCGGGCCGCTACACAAAGGCCTCTGGATGGGACTGAGCAGGTGTCCTATCCGATGAGGCTGTCCATGTCTCTGTTGGAGCACGGGGCCAAGTTTTTGCTCATCGACAGTATGTTTCAGCACGTGGCGGCGGCAATGGGAAAGAAGGCCGTGGTGTGCTGGGCCGGGACAAGCCCGGAGCGGCTGGGCTACAAGCAACACACCAACCTCCGGATGAAGGAGTGTCCGGACCCGGAGTGCCACAGGCCCAATAGCTTTCTGTTTGACAGGGATGGGACGCAACAGCCATGGAGTTGCCCCCACGATGAAGCCTGTCGGAATCATAGCGTGAAGGAGATCCTGAGCGCACTGAAATGAAAGGAGAGGACATCATGAAAAAGGTAGTATTGGCGTTGGTCCTCGGGCTGATTGCCTCCGGATGCGCAAGCATTGGAGGGAAGGTGGACCCGACAAAGATGGCGCTTGCCTACTATGAGCAGGAGCGGGTGTATGATACCATGTCCGTGACTGGGGCCACGGAGATCACATTCAAGGGTACAAACCTGAACTTCACCGTGTCCAACCAGCTGACCCCGCTTTCCATCTATCCCCGGGACCCCTCGACACTGGCCACGCTGGTTGATGGTGCGGCCCGATTGGGCACGATCTTTGGAGCCACTTATGTCGGCCACGCTCTGGCGGAAGGGGCCGCAAAAGATCCTACAGTTGTGACACAGGAGCCGCTGATTGTGCGGCCAGAGGTTGTAAGGCCATAAACACGGGAGGGGGAAATGGCAGGCAAGGAAAGAAATGGGAATGGTGTAGCACTCAAATTGGTGCTTTGGTTACTGGCGGTTGCGTTGGCCGCTGGCGGTGTATTGGCAACGGTGAAGATGAGTGCCGGCACCCTCGTGAATCATGATCAGCGGATTCAGGAGAACACCACAACCATCTCTCAAATCCAGAAGCAACACGCTGAGGAGATGGGAGAGGTGAAGGCTGATATCGGGCGTGTGAGCATCAAGCAGGAGATGATGCACGATGACATCAAATACATCAAGGAGAAATTGAAATGAGGACACCGGACAAAAAGAAGCGTGTCACTCAGGAGCGGGAGTTTGTGGAGGTGCGCAGGGCCGCTCTGAGGGTAGCCGCTTGGGAGCACAAGGATGATCCCGAGGTGGCCAAGATCGAGGAGGCCATACAGAAGGCTGAAGACAACTCCGATCAGGCCGAGAAGAACAGGGAGACAGAAAAGCAGGCTGTCGGGCTGGCTAGACAGGAAATGGACAAGTATCTGGAACAGTTCATCCCGGAAGGCCTCCGCAAAGTGGAGAAAGAGTGATGTTGCTCTTTGATCTCCAATCCCTCATGCTCGGGGATATAGTGGCTGTGCGAGCATATCACACGTACAGCAGGGTGATCCGGGGCATAATCGGGTCCTACACAAACCATGACGGCAAGATTGTCCGGGCTACAGGTGAGGCTCTGGCCTTTCTGGCTGAGCAGGATCTGCTGGACAAGGACTGGCCCATTGCCCCCGGGGATCTCTGTATTGGGGAGGCTATTCAGCCGAGGTCCACCCTGACCTCCATCCCCAAATATGAGGCCGAGATGAACAAGGCCGAGGACCCCTGTCAGGTCCGGGTTTGGCGGGTCCCGGAGGAGGACACCACCCCACAGGAGCGGCAGGCCGTCAATGATCTGTTCCTCACCAGCTATCTCGGGCTCAAGTATCCCATCGGCGTTGCTCGGCTCTGGGTGATGCGATTTGTGAATCAACTCCCTTGGAAGATCAAAGGCCCTTGGTGCACCCGGATTGTCTGGGAGCCTTGGGAGGGTATTGTGCCCGGGGTGTTTGATCGGCCTCCAGACGGCAAGCGGAAGAAAAACCCAACCCCACGCACGTTTGAGAACAGGCTTGCGGCTGGGGTGATCCGTGATGTCACTCCCGGAGTGATTGTATCAAAAGCGCCACGACCATGATCCAGACCACCGGACCGCAGAAGATGACAAGCAGGAGATCGTGGACAAACCACCAGTTGCTTTGATGCACCTTCTGTTTCCCGGCCCCGTACATGAACAGGAATGGCCCGAGGGCTGTCCAGATGGCCACTAGAATGAGTGAACCTACCCACATGTGTATATCCTCCTGTTTCAGCCCCAGTCGTGATTTCTCGTGTCATTCTGCTGTGACTTGACTGACACGATCTTTTTGTGATACGATGAAGCCCCGGTCTGCGCTTTCCAGCAGGTTGGGCTCATGTGTTACGATGATGAATTGAATCCCCAGCCGCTCGGAGATCTCCTTGAGCATAGCCGAGGCCCGGGGCTGGAGGTCCCGGGAGACAAACCTGAAAGGCTCATCAAGGATCATCACGGCCCGGGTCCGGGGCTTGCGCAGGCTCCACAAGCTCACCCGGAGGGCAAAGGCCGCAACATCCACCGGACCTCCTCCCGAGGCCGACAGCGGGGAGATCCTTTCACCATCCTTCTTGCTGAAGGACAGGATGGCCTCCGATTTGCCACGCTTGAGTTCAAAGTCAAGGTGTAGTGTGTAGGGGTCTGGGAACACGGCAGAGAGAGCAAGGCTGACCAGTTCTGACACGTGGTACTCCAGTTGTTGCTGGGTAGCCTGCGCCACGGTCTGTATGATGGCCTGCGCTTCCCGGATCTGTTTGGCTTCCCGGGCTAGCCGGGACACTGCGGCCTCGGCTTCCCGGATCTGCTCCCGGATCTGATCACGCTGGCCCTTGCGCCGCTCCAACTCCCTCCTGACCTGTTCAATGGTCATACCCACTTCCCCCAGAAGTGCCAGACAAAGCTCATCGGCCTCGGCCCCTGTTCCGTCATTGCCAGCTGTTGCTGTACCACGGTCCCGAGGAATGTACACTCATCCAGATCCTCAGGGCACGGCTGTCCGGTCCCCACGATGGTGACCATGTACTTCTTGTTGGCAGGCAGATCCGGATTGATCTTGGCCCACACACAGACGGTCCCCAGCTGATCTCCCACGTGCAGGATCTCGGCCCCTTCCGGAAGCTCAACCACCTGCCGCTCGGTGTACTCCATGGGATACTTGTACACGCTCAATGTTCCTGTCTTGACCTCAGTCACTCAGCACCTCCTCCAACTTCTCCATCTTTTCATCGATCTCCTTGTTCAGGCTCTCGATCTCGGCCCGGATCTCCTCCAGCTTGGCCTTGCCACCCTTGAGATCCTTGACCCCAAACTCATCCTTCAGCTGTTTCGTCAGTTGCTTCAGGGCTCCCTCGGCTTCCGCTTTCAGCTTCTTGGCCTCCTCCAGCTTCTGTCTGGCTTGCTCGATATTCATTCAGCTTCTCCTCGTTGACCACCCACGACACAGACCCGTCACCGTGTTCTGTCTTGTCGATGGCATGTGAATCGTACAACTCCACCGCTTTGGCCAGATCCTCCTTGCTGGCCCGGATGTTCCCACCTGCGGCCACCAACAGGGCCGCCAGCGTCTGTATCCCGGCTTCCAGATCCCGGCGCAGGCGCAGGTTGTCCATCTTCATGACCAGAGGCTGGATGATGAGATCAGTGATCCCAAGCACCCCCTCCAACTCCATCTTCTCAGGGTCCTCCTTCAGTCCCTTGATCGGGCATCCCTCCTGCTTGTCACACTCATCGCACTTCCGGCCCTGTTCTTCTGTCTCGTTGTTCACCTGTACCATGTTACACCTCCACTGCTTTCCAGACTATGTCTTGCACAGCCTTGCTTGTTTTGTTACTGTTCATGAATTCCTTGAGGTTTTGTTCAAAGCTCAAGCCGATCTCGATGTCATCCTCAAGGGCTTCCACAAAGGCCTCAATCCTTTCATCCCGGGCCTCGATCTCCTCAATGTGCTCCCGGGAGATTGCCCCGGGCCGCTGAGGGATGAACACAGGGTCCACGGTGTTGTCCTCTGCATACCAGAGATACACCCGGGGCTCGTGCTCGATCTGAGCCGCTGTCATTCTCATCAGGCTCCCGGGATTGACCAACAGCCTCCCATCCTTCTCCACTGTGAAGGATTGGTGGTTGTCCCCAGAGAGTATCAAATCAAATCCGGGCATCATGCCCATCAGTTTATTGCCATTGGGGGCTGTACACCCCGGGAAGGGTCTGCGCCTGCGATAGGTCATGGCATGTACCAAGGCTATCAGCCGGGGGAAGCCTCCCTCATCCTTGTCATTCCCGCACAGCTTGGATCCAAAGGGGAAGCCAAACAGGACCCCATCCACCGCTCCGATCCTCATGGAGTGGTCGTCACTGAGCACCGTGACCCTCCCGGCCTCCTCCAGAGCGGCCAGACAACTCTTGTCATACAGGTGGATATTGTGCTGTGGGAGATCGTGTTGGCCCGGGACACAGATGACCTTCTCAGGCATCCTCTCCATCACCCACCGCAGGAAGCCCGGGCTGACCCACTTCCGCAGGCTAGCCCCGTGCCTGTCAAAAACATCCCCGGCTACCAGCACCGGACACTCATGTTTTTGCTGAAGGTTGGCAACATACTCCAGTGTGTCCTCCTGAGCGGCTTGATAGTCCTCCTGCCAAGCCTCCGGCTGATCCTCCCGGAGGTGCCAGTCAGCACTCAATATTGCATCAGCTTGTCTCATTGGTGTCCACCTCGATCATGGTGCGGGTCCCGTCATCATATGTAGGCAGGACCCTGAAGTTGTTGAACACTCTCCCATTCACCCCTATCTCCACCATTGAGTTGGGGTCCCGGCCTCGCAAGATGTTCCTCAATTCTCTGACTGTCGTTGTTCCCTTGTCCTTCACTTCAACGGCCTCCCGCATCGAGGGCAAGTGCCCTCCAGTTGCTTCTCCAGCGGCTTGATTTGCTTCTTGAGCTCTTTCAGCCATGATTCTGTCTTGTAAATATCTGTGATGAGCTCACTCAACCTCTCCTCGGCTCTCTGTTGCTCCTCCTGTCGCTTGATCAGGCTTTCAAGCCCTCGTACATCCCCCTCACACTCCGTGGCACCTCGTGTCATCCTGATGGCTTCTCGATGACGCTTGACGGCCCTCCCGATCTCCGTCAGCTTGCGCTCCCGGATCTCGGCCCCGTGCCGGACCTCGGCCAATGCCTCGATCTCCAGCAACAGGTCCTCGGCCTCAAGCGTCTTGGTGGCCCTCTGCTCCTGGTCTCTGGCTGACTGGATTTCATCCATTGCTCCCTTCAAACGATTAGAAGCCGCAGTCAGCTCACTTTTCCGAAAAAACTTTTGTTCAACCTCCTCCACCTGTGGTTCCAGCCCATCGAGATAGGCAAAGCCCTCCTCATCCTGCTCCAGCCTTTTCAGGGTGCCCTCGGCTGTCCGGGCGTCAGCGGCATTATCCCGGACCATGGCAGAGATCCGAGACAGGGCCGTGTCAATGACATCTAGCCGGACAATCTGGTTGAGCATCCGGGCCACCTCCCCGGAAGTGTTGGAAAGCAGGAATGGGGCATCCAGCTGTCTCTGCCAATTGATGGCCATCATGTTCACGGCCTCGGCTATGTCTCCCGGGACAGAGGCCCCGAAAGCCTTGAACTCCTCATAGCCGCCATCCTCATCATCGGCCTCAGCCTTGTCCAGCAGGCCGTAACAGTTGTCCACCGTCTTGCGCTTCCACCGCTTGACGAGGTGGGTGTCCATGTCCACGTGTACCTCGGTGGTGTCAGATCCCTCCCTGCGGAAGTCATCCCCCTGAGGCTTGTTGTTCAAGGCCCAATCCAGAGCCCGGAGCAGGGCTGTCTTGCCAGAGTCTGACTGGCCCGAGAGGATGTTGACCCCCGGGTGTAATTCCAGCTCACTCTCCTCGTGGCTCTGGAAGTTTTGGACCAGCAACTTCTTGATCATCTTTCTCTCCCCAATTCATGTTCATCCATTTGGCCAGATAGTCTGGGACGCTGTTGGCGTGTCCGATCCCCTCTTGCTTGGCAAATCCACTGGGCTTGAAGCGGTGGGCCCGGAGGTGCCGGCACAGGACCTTCAGCGGGACCCCGGCTTGTAGTATCACCGAGGACAACTCAGCAGTGATATCACACCAGCCCTGAAAGCCAAAATCATCCTCGATCTCCGGGGGCAAGGTCCCGGCCTTGATGAACACCTCCATCGGCCTGCCGCCAACCAGCCCCACAGTGATGTAGAATTCAACACCGCCCATCTCGGCCTTGTGGGTCACGCTCTGGCGTGTCGCAGGCATCTTGAATCTCTGGTATTCAGGTATGTCCATCACCCACTCCTGACACTTTGAACTCGGCCCCGCATTCGCACCTGTACCGGACCCACTTGAGCAAAGCTGTCCCATCTTCAAAGAAGGCCTGTATTGGAACCATGCTTTTCATCTTGCACGTGAGGCACTCCAGCCGCTCCCCCTGTACCACACCCTCCTTTTCAAAATCAACCAACATCACCAGCCCCTTTCCATCCCGGTCCTCCGGGCTAATTCAGCCAACAGGAGCGCATCCGCATTGGCGTGTACAACCTTGTAGGTGGGAAACAGCTGTTGGGCTTTTGCCTTGCTCACATTCTTGTCTCCCCCGGTCCTACACTCCATGTGCTTCTGCCAAGCCTGCGGCCTGATGTACTCGTGCCGGATATTGCACACGGTGACCATCCCCCGCATCCACCCAAAAGCATCCCCAAACTTGAAGGCTGAGGAGCGGGCATCCTTGGGCATAGCCCCAACCTGCTCGATCAGCGCAAAGGAGATCAACATGCGGTAATGCCGGATGAAGCGGCCAATGGTAGTGATTGTCTCGGTGTTCCGGACCTCATCCACGGGGCTCCCCTCCCGATCCAGTATGATGAAGGCCCCGGATTTGCCGGGATCACATCCCATGAATAAGTCCTTGGTCATCGGCTGTTTTGTCCTTGGCACGTTGTTTCCTCCTCCTCGGGGCTCGCACTTTACCCTTGCGATGGTACATTGATGTGGATGATTCTGTAATGACCCCACTGAACAGGGCCTCCCAATTGGCCAGCATGGCCTCCTGCAAAAAACTCTCCAGCCCATACTTCTCGCACATCTCCCGGAAGCCCTCCACGCTGAAGTGATTGGCAACAATATCCGGCTCCCGGGTCTTGGAGATGGGAAGGAACACAAGCTGGCGGTTGCGGGTGTAGATGTCCTTTTCTGACACGATAGCCTTGTATGTTTTGTATGTCTCAGGAAGCTCACCCCGCAGATATTTGATGGCTGTCTTCATGCCCACTCCCGGGACCCCGGGAACACTGTCAGAGGGACATCCAGCAATAGCCTTGGCCATGGCCCACTCCCGGGGAGAGATCCCGTGCTCATCCCGGAGCCTCCGGTGGGTCATCATTTTCTTCTGGCTCGGGTTGTACACCCGGGTGTTGGATGCCAGACATTGCCACAGATCCTCGTCAGCCGTCACAATCACCCATTCTCCCAGCTTCCCCATAACCACCTTTGCCATCAGGTCATCTGACTCGCACCCCTTCTGAAACAGCTGGTTGGCAAAGCCGATCCCGGGCAGGATCTCCTTGCGCAGTAGCCGGAGTTGCTGGTGCAATATTCTCAGGCTTTCCTCCTCCCCATCCTTGTAGGTGCGGCGGTGTTCCTTGTACCATGGATATTTGCGCTTGCGGTATGAGTGCTTGCTGTCCCAACAGAACACAATATCATTGGTCTTGAATTGGAGCCCGAGGCTGAGGACCCGAGACAGAAAGCCAAACACCACTCCCGTGGCCACATCCTCGTGAGAGAGATCCCCGAGGGTGTAGTGTGCTTGATGGCCGATATAGTGGCTGTCAATCAGGAGTGTGGGCTTGTCTGTCACGGTCCTCCTTGAGGGGTTGCCCTTGTTATTCAAATCTGCGCTTGCGGTCCAGCTTCATGCTTTCCTCGATCTCCAGCCAAGCCTTCCCAACGGCCTTCTTGAGCCGGATCTCAAGGCCCTGTTCCTCGATCTGTTTGACGAGGCCCTGCTTGGTGGCTTCCAGCCCAAAGCCTTTTGTGTCCACCAGCTGGCCTTTCGGCTTCTTGGTCCAAAACTTCTCTTTGATCATAAAGTCCACGCAGGAGCCAATATCATCGATGCCATAGTCATAGAAGATGGGGAACAGGACCTCACGCACCTTCCCGGTGATCCTGTTCTTGGTGACCTTGGGCCGGACACTGTTGCCGATAGTGCGCTGGCGGCCCTTGACCTCCCGCTTGAGGGCCTGTGACTTCCAGAGCCAGAATTCATGAGTGGCGTTGTGGCCGAGGGCTTGCCCCCCGGTCCTGTACAACGAGGGCTCAAAGGGCCCAGCATCCATGTTCTGCCGGACCTGCGAGACAATGACCAGCAGGCTCCCGGTATCCTTGAGCCCGTTGACCATCTGCCGGAGCATGGCCGACAGGCCCCGGGTCTTGCCAACTCCCTGATAGCTTCCGGCCACCTTCTTGCCTTTGGCTTTCTGAGCTGTTTTCTCCTGCTCCTCCTCCGAGGTCAGCGCATCAAAGGAGTCCAGTACATAGGCAAAAGGATCTCCTGCATCAATCAGCTTCCAGACATCAGCGGTGAAGTCCTCGATGGTGCGCACGTCCTCATCATAATGGAGCCTGTCTGCCAGCCTCGGGCCGAACAGTTTGTTGATGTCAAAATTGATCCCGGCCTCTGGGTCCCTGTACTCCAGTTTGTAGTCGTCAAAGCGTTTGTCCACTGCCATCTCGGCTAGCCCGGAATGCGCCAGCATACTCTTGCCGGCACTCTTGTCTCCGATTTGGTTCACGAGGGTCCCGGGCAGATAGCCTCCCCGGGGATGGTCTGAACAGGCAAGGTTCAGGAGCGTGGACCCTGTTGGGATCAGGATTGCGGGGTCAATGTGCTGTTCTTCCGGCTCGGCTGTCTTTGTTCTCGGCATGTGTCCTCTCCTCAAAAAGCGGGGGTGCAGGCCGGAGCCCACACCCCCTCTGCTGATCAATCACCCCAGTCATCGTCACCCCAGTCGTCATCATCGCCACCCTCAGCTTCCCCGGCCTCCTCCTCAGGCTCCGGCTCTGGCTGTTTTGTGCGCTTTGACTTCTTGGGCTTTTCCGGCTCGGGCTCCTGCTCATCCTCCTCAGGCTCGGGCTCGGGCTCCTGCTCCTCACCTTCCCCCTCATCGTCAGGCATGTTGTAGCCTTCCCCACCACAGATGCGGCATGTTTCCCCTTTGCTATTCTTGCCGCTCCCCTCACAGGCTGTACATTCCTCAGCCCCGTCAGGGATCGTGTCACCTGCGGCATCCTCGCCACTCTCGTCACCACTCTCGGGCTCCTCATCATCCGGCCCCGGCCCCTCGGCCTCCTCCCGGACATCTGCCGGCACATCATCCTCCGGGGCCGCAACCCCGTTGAACTCAGCGTCCAGCTTCTCATAGCCCTCGATCTTGAGGCACTTGTCGAGGTCCACGACATCATCCAGAATGTCCTCTGGATAGCCTTTCTTGCGCTCCGCAAAGTCAATGCGGTCAGCCTCAAGAAAGCTGTATGAGCCCATTGACTCCTTGGTCATCCGGACCTTCAGCGTGAGGCCACCATCGAGATCCGCAAAGCCTGCAATCTCGCCACCCTCATCCTCGGACAACTCGGTGTCCAGCTTCTTGCCAAACAGGTGGTATGAGACCTCCAACAGCTGGATCTCGCCACTGCCCTTCTCGGAGCGGTCCACCACGTTGAACAACTGCCGCTTCTTGGGCCGCAGGCTGTCCACCACCTCCTCATCCGCATTGGGGTCCTTCTTGAGCTTGTTGTACTCCTCGCAAACGGGGCACGGCTCACCGATGGTCTTTTGCGGACACACAAACACTTTCTCCTCCGGCCCGACATCCCTGTGAAGCCAGAAAGTGCGTTCATACCAGAGATCACCCTTGTCCACCTCCGGGTGGCCGTTGACAGTGACCTCATAGGGGAGGATGTCCAGCGCATTCTTGCCCTTGACAAACTGGAAAAACTCCATCCCCTCCGGGAGGGATAGCGTGGTCAGTCCTCCTCCGGACTGCTTCCGCTCCTGAGCGGCCCCACGCACCTTGTCCCTGTTAATCTTCCTGCGGTTTTTTCTCGGCATCATCTGCCTCCTTTCTGTTCCTGTTGTTGATGAATTCCCTCCAAGATCGGAGGCACCCTGCGCTGAACATTCTGCCCAGCATGTACACAAAGATGAGGGCCAGAATGGCTAGCCCTACATATGCCAGAGCCTGACTCATTTTGTCCTCCTCCTCTTGGTGTGTTCCTTGACGTTTGTGCTTGCCCTCCTGTGCTTGGTATTCTGCTCCCACTCAGCCACCAGATCCCGGGGAGCCCGAGGCCCCGCAAACCACTCCTGTCCGTGTAGCCGGACCAAGTTTTCAAGTGCGGTCCTCCTGTTGTACAGAGCATTAATGCACTGCCTCAGCCGCTCTGCTGTAGCCTCGGCCTTGATCATGCGGGCTTTGGCCCTCCTGTAGTCAGCATCCTGCCTGTAATAGGCTTCCACAACCGGGGCTGTGGGCTTGACTCCATCTCCGAGCGGGGAAGGGTCTGCGCTGATGGCGATGATGATGTCTGAGCGTATGCTCTTCACGTCCTCAGCTGTCTGCTTTGCCTCCATCTCGGCCCGGGCCAGAGCCTTGCCATACTTGGCTACAAGATTGGGCTGTTCCAGCCAACAAACATCGAGTTGGGCCGGATCAATAGCCGCATCCTCCTTTATGTTGTACTCATCCCAATTGATTTCCATGATGTATCCTCCTGTGATATCCTACAACCTTTGGCTGTTTCCTGTTATGTTAGTCATCTGTATGAAGGGCCTCAAAGCAGGCCAGAACCAGACCCGCTCTGCCGTTGTCATAGAAGTGATCCCGGAAGCAGTCCAGAATAACAGCGGCTTTCGTGTTCCCGTTGAGCAGGGTGTTGGAGGCATAGGCCAACATCATCCTCCGGAAGCCCTCCGGCTCCGCATCCAGCCCCTTGATGATCCCGGCCACTGTTTTCCAACTCTTGCCAGACATCAGGGCTCGACACAATTCAATAGCCTCATTCTGGAGGACCGCTTGCTGTTTGGCGGCTTCCATCATGGCCTCCGGGTCCAGTCCAATGACCTTGTCGAGGATGGACAGGGCTATGCCCGGAGATCCCCCGCTGTCCTCACAAATCTGGTCTAGCACCTCTGTGGGCACGTCTGCTTTCTCCCGGTTGCAGATCTTGCGGAGATGCCCCAACAGCTTGTCGCTGGCTACATGGGCCAGAGTGAAGTGTTCACACCTCCTCTTGAGAGTGGGCTTCAACTTCTCGGGCTCGGTGGTTGCCAGAATGAAGTACACGTGGGCTGGCGGCTCCTCCAGAGCCTTGAGCAGGGCCTCCTGAGCATCCTTTGTCAGCTGGTGACACTCATCGAGGAGCCAGACACGGCAGGGCCCAGCCTGCGGGGCAAAGTGGATCTTGCGCCGGATCTCCCGCACTGTCTCGATCCCCCGGAAGTCAGCGGCATCCAGTTCAGTGTAGTCAGCCTTGGCACATCCAAGGCTCTTGGCCACGATCCGGGCCAGCGTGGTTTTCCCGGTCCCGGAAGGCCCTGTGAAAAGAAAAGCGTGAGGCATATCATCCTCACGCTCCAGTACAGATTTCAGGCTTGCTACAGTGGCCTCATTTCCCACCACTGTCTTGAATGTTCCCGGTCTGTAAGTGTGTTGTAGCGGCATCTTGTTCCTCCAGTTGTATGTAATCAGGCCAATCCACGGCCCCTTCCACTCTCAGCTGAAGCCCGTACATGGCACTCCAGCACTCCATATATGCGTTGTCCCGGTCCCTGTTTCCGTGCACCTCCCCTTTGAAATTGTGATAGGTCAGATCCCAGATCAGCATGGTCATCACCGTCATGAAATCCTCCCGGGAGATCTCCACCCTGTACCTGTAGTCTGCTTTGGGGGTCCTCTTGTACCGTTTGACCTTCTTCAATCGGGCCACCCGCTTGCAAAACAGATTGAACCGTTTGATGTCCTCCCGGAGCCGAGCCCGGACCACCAGCGTGTCCGGCTTCTTGAAATGCTCCACCACTGAATAAAAGCCCTGCCGAGTGTACAACCACATGATAACCTCCTTTTGGAGTATTATACATGCATGGGCTAGATCCTGCTATGGTCACTTGGTTTTCCTCCCGGCCTTTTTTGGGGTCAACTTCCGGGATATCAGGGCCTTGTACTTGGACAGCCTGCTGAGGATCTCCTCCCGGGCCTCCCGGACCTCCGCAATACATTGCCCTTTGACTCCCCGGATATATTCCAGCACATTCTCCTCGGGGATCGAGCCGGAGAGGAAATTGGACAATCTGGAAATGAAGTCACTTGTTTTCTCCCGCTTCTGTTCCGTGCTCATTATCCCCACGGAGTTGTCCCAGTCCTCCTTGACCACCATCTCCCGGGAGAACAACACCTGTTCCTTCTGCTCCCATTCCTCCTTGTACTCCACGTTGACGCAATCCCCAACCCTGCTCGTGTGCTCGGTGGGCTCCTTGCTCACCAACGTGCTCTCCTGCTTTATCACCTGTACAATAATCCTTGTGCTCATGCGGCCTCCAGTTTCACTTCTTTCTTGTCCCACCAGCTGGCGTCCACCGGGGCCACCTCGGCCTCGATCTCCAGCGGTGCCACGATCCAGTCCCAGTGCTCCCGGATAGCCCGGGTCATGAGGTCCTGAGCCTTGGCCAACACGGCCTCCATCTCCTCTGGGACCACATCCATCACAATTGAGTCGTGGATCTGTCCAATGATCAGGCTCTCCATCCCCTCCTCCTCCAGCCACTTCTGAAGCTCAGTCAGGCACCAGAGGAGGCAGTGGAAAGCCGCACCCTGAACGGGATAGTTGATCACATCATTCCTGCTGAGGACCCCGGACACCCGGAAGCCTGTCAGCATGTCAAAAGATCCGTTGCGCAGATAGCGGTTGTAATGGTCCCGCTTCCACTGGTCATACACCCTGAACCTCCGGCCCCAAAAATCCTTCTCAACAGCCTTGATATGACGGGTGAAGGAGGGCAGGCCCCGGATGTCCTCTGAGCGCAGGTGGTCCTTCATCGGGGTCCCGGAGACAGTTGCCAGCTTCATTTTGGGGATCGCATCCCATAGGTTGGCGGCACACCGCACGTGATAATCGCCATAAAACTCTGGGAAAACAAACATGTTCTTGCCACAATAGCGGGCATCCTTTGTCACCTCGACAGGGGGAAGCATGAAGCATTCCCCGGCCATGTCACGGTGCATGTCTTTCGTGGGGTCCTCGATATAGGCCAGCATGTTGGGGTCCTTGTGGTAGCAGGCCGCAATCCGGACCTCCAAGCCGCTGAAGTCAATCTCCACAATCTGTCTCCCGGGCCGGGGGATGATACACCTGCGGATGATCTTGCCCATGATCGGATCTCTGATGGGCATGTTCTGGAAATTGGGGTTGGAACAACTGCTCCTGTATGTCCGCACGGAGTGTAGCTTGAAGATGGGGTGAACAAAGCCCTCCACCACCTCCCGGAGGATGCTGGCAAGGTAGGTGTTGCGGGTCTTTTCCATCTTCCGGAGCCTGATGAGGCCTTTCATCATCGGGAGCCGGAGGGCAGACAATGAGGCCTCATCAGTGCTTGGCTGTCCGGTCTTGGTTAGCCGGGCAGGTTTGTAGTCCATCTTGTTGAACAAAACGTCAGCCAGCTGTTCGTTTGAGTCCCACAGGAAGTCACTGCCATACTCGGCTTTCCACTTCTTGACAACGGTGGTGCTCTCAAGCTTGGTCTGTGTCTCCTTGATCCGGCTTCCCAGAGTCTTGAATTGGGCCTCCGCATAGCCAACATCTATGGCTATTCCATTGTGCTCCACCTTCTCCAGTGCAATAATCCCGTGATGCATAAGGTGGTATGCGTCCAACCTAGTCGCTGTTGTTATCAAATCCCAATACCTCCATCTGCCAGAGTGCCAGCCGGAAGGTCAGCAAAGCATCCATGGCATTGTAAATGAGCAACTCCTTCAGCGGGGCCTCCTCGATCCTGTTCATGTCGTTGGCGGTCTGGCTCCTCATGAACTCATTCAGGTGGCTGGAATAGTCACCCTGACCAAACCGGACAAAGGCCTGAAACTTGAGGCTGTTGATATACGGCCTGTTGTCTATCACGTGGGAGCAGAGCATGGTGTCCCACAGCCACCCTGCCGGGATCACCTCCAAGATCTCCCGGGACCATTTCCCCTCATACTTGATGTCTTGGGCCATGAGCCGGAGGTGTGGAGCCGCCAGCACCTTTTTCCACACAGGGATGATCTCCGGGCTAGCCGGGAAGGCAAAGGCCCGATCCGGACTGTCAGCGACACCTATTGTCCTGATGAGGTGGCCCCGGGCGTGGGGCTTGATTCCACTGGTTTCATAGTCATACGCTATGGTGGCAGAATCACGTGAGAGCAGGCCGTGAAGGTATTTGGACACCTTGGAGGGGTCCCGTGTCACCCTGACACATTCTCGTGGCTCCTGCCATGGAGGGAATGGCGTGCCCAGTAGCCGGAAGGCCCGGGCCAGATCCTGCCGCCAAATTACACGGCTCACATCATCACTATCCTGTCTCAAAATGTAGCTGGGGTGAAGGGTGGGGCAGACCCACGCATTGAGGTCCCGATCCGGGATTGTGAAGCCCCTCCACTTTCCAATCCCCTCGTTGCCCTCCTTCAAGCGGTGACCATACAGCGCATTGACAGCGGCTTTCCCGAGGGGAATGATCAGCTTGGGCTGGACCTGCTCGATGGTCTTGAGCAGGTTGGGGCGGCAACACTCGATCTCCCGGCCTGAGGGGGTCCTGTTCTTGGGAGGCCGACAGATGAGGGCATTGGTCTTCACGCAATCCACGTCCAATTCTATGTGGTGGTGTTCCAACTCCTCCCTCAACTCCTGACCCGCATCCCCGATCAGCTGGGTGTTCCTGCGGTCCTCCAGCTCACCCGGGGCCTCAGCAAACATCAGGATGCGCTTGCGGCCTGCTCCGGTTGCCGGCATCTTGGGGCTGAGGCACTTGCGGTTCAGCTTGCAGGCCCCGCACCCCGGGACCTTGCGCCGGGGTGCTGAGACCTCATATTCATCCTTGGTGAAAAAGCCTTCCATCAGCCTTCCACTTCTGTCGTTTCATCGTGGTTGACTCGGCTGGACATTCCCTCATACCCCGGCCTGCCATCTGGAACATCCCGGCCTCCATACACGGAGGTCTTGATGACGTTGTTGCGGAACACGTCCTGTACAACTCCCCGGACCAGCGTCACCTTCTCAGTGGCGTGGGCTTCCCGGATCTCGCAACATTTCTCCCGGTGCTCGCAGGCCTTCTCCCGGTCTGTCAACTCCCTGTCCTTCTGGTCCAGTGCGGCTCGGGTGTTCTTGAGCTCTTTGAGCTCATCATTCTCCGCAATGAATTGGTCCATGTTCTTCTTGATGTCAATTCTCTTGGCCTCTGAATCCTCCAGTCTGGCCTTCAGGCCCTCGGCCTCCTCCAGCCGCTTCCTGAGCACATTCCCGATCTGTGCCGGCAGATGCTCCTCCACTGCCTTCAATACATCCTGTTCCAGTCCATCACTCATCTGTTTCCTCCTCCTGTTGTTGTTTCAACTTTTTCTTGAAAGCGTTGTAGCCCGGGAAGCGTGGATCACCCTCGGGCTCGGGCTCCGGGTCCTCGGCCCTTTCCACAGTGTTGATGATCCTCTCGGCATTCTCCTTTCCAAACACAGTGGGCTCGGTGAAGACATGACAGGTTGCTTCCGGAGCCGGAGCACAACAACTGTACAGGTGGCGGTTGCTCCAATCCAGAGAGGGGGAGGCCTGAGCCATCATGGCCATAGCTTCCCCGGCCTCCTGTACTGTCATCCCGGCCTTTTGGAAAGCCTCCCCCAACCTGCGCATTGCTTGTTCTGCTGTCATGCGTATCAACTCCGTGTCGCTGATCCGGGTCCCATCTGGCAGGACCAACTCCCGGGTCATCTGATCCCGGTACACTTCCAGACGTTTGTCAGGCTTGGGCATTTGCTGTGCCATGATCACCCCGCTACAAGGCAAGCTACATGTATGAAATTGTCCCCCTCCATCTTCATCCGGTTGGAGCCAATCTGGACCTCCCGGAGCACGTCCAAAACGTCTGTCAGGAATTGGGGGTGGATTGTGAACTTGGCCTTGCCTTTCCCGTGCTTCACTTTGGCCCTCTCCTTGAGCCAACCATAGTCACCCCGGCCCGTCAGGATCATCTTGTCATCCTCCAGCGCAACCTCGATCCGGGAGTCACTGGAGCCTTCCCCCTGAGTGAAGATCTCGGCCCGGGTGAGCATGGCCTTCATATTGGCAGGGAATTCAACCGTGTCACCCTCCACGTCCAGCAGGTGCTCCACTTTGGGGTATGCCTCCTCAAACGTGCGGCAGGAGAACACCACCCCACCCTCCGTGTTGAAGTGGACCCAGCCCCGGCTCGTGCCGTACTCAGTGGGCTTGTATGACAGCAACTCCCGGGCTGAGATAGCCGGGAGCAGAAGGGGCTCTGGGAAGGCATCAGCGGCTTTCTTCCCCATGTCATAGCGGGTCAGACGGTAGTTGTCACAGGACAGGACGTGCTGGCCCTCGATCTTGAGGCATCCCAAGATGGGTTTGGCCTTGTCTGTCGAGGCCGAGAACATACAAAACTTCAGGCCCTCGCAGAAGGCCTCCGGGACCTCGGTGAAGTCCTCTGGGGGCTGGATCTCCTCCAGTGGCAGGCTGATCTCGGCTTCCATGCGGATGCCTGACCGGACCTTTTTGCCTTTGAGGAGCAGTTCACCCTCCCCCGGCTCCAGCTCAAGGCCCTCATCCTTCAGCTTGCTGAGGAGTTTGATGAGCTCATCCCCCTTGACAGCACCCTCGATCCCTGACTTGAGCGGCGCACTGACTGCGATCTCGTCATTGTACGTCACCACCCGATCCTTCAGGAACACAAATGACTGGCTCTGCTCGATCACCTCTGTTTTCCCGGCTAGCCCCGGCTGGACCTTCCCCAGTGTTTCCAATAGCTTTTCCCGTTGTACCTTCATTGCTCTCCTCCTTTTTGCGTTGCTGTTCCAGATTCAGTTGAATCAACTCCCGGCCCTCCAGCGGCTTCTCTGTCCATACTTGGGTCAGATACTCTGTCTGGAAGTCTGGCAGTTTGGCTCCCGGGACCTCCGGAAGCGGTTTGTGTTTCTTCTTGCGCTTTTTCTTCCGCTTGCTCATACAGCTTGGCCTCCAATTCTATGATGCGGGCCTCGGCCCTTTTCAGCTTGACTCCCAAATAGCATGCGGCCCCTTCCCAATACTCCCGATATGAGCACAGCGGGTAGCCTGTAGCATAGCCGCACTCTCCCATCAGCGGGCACTGTTCACTCATGCCTCATCCCCCTCGACAGCGGCCTGCCAGCTGTGGACCTTCCGGACCCTGAGCGGGTTCATCTTGTCCTTGAATGTCTTGAGGCTCGGCCTGTCCAAGATCCCTCCATCATTCACCAGCTTCCCATTCTGGGCCCCGGCAAGGATCTCGGGTTGAGTGTAGAACAACAGCCTCATGTACTCGGCCAGAAAGGGTTGGGGCTGGCATATGCTGTACCGGAAATTGTTGAACCTCCAGTTGCTGTCCCAGACGTTCATCCCGATCAGCTTGGTGTCCTTGTCCCACAGACACACTCGGTGTTCCCCCTCAAAGGCATATTTCAGCATGACCTCGTCATCATGCACCTCTCCATCCTCTGGCAGGGTCCCGAGCCAGCTCACAAGCAACTCCTCGATCTCCCACCGCTCTGGGGCGGCAAACTCCACTGACATGTAACTGCCAGCGTGTCCGTGCCTCCGGGGCCACTTGCGGCTGTTCTTGCGAAACACCATCCATTTGCCCCCGCTCATGTCAGTGAAAGCCCGGGGGTCATAGATGTACTCATAATCAAGAAAGTGCTTGTTGTAGCCCTCCGGGTTGTAGCCCTCAAAATCACTCCAGATGCGCTCCGGACCCTTCCACCCATGACTATACCCATCAGTGGGGTGGATCGGTGGCAGGACATCCCATCCCGTGGCAGGATCAAGCACTCTGACGGTCCCGCCATCCCGGATCTTGCGCTCAATCAGGCCTGCCTTGCCGGCATACTCCTCCGAGCACCAGAAATTGGGGTCAATCCCCTGCGCCTTCAGATTGTTCAGATAGCAGATCAAATCCCTTCCCCCGCTTCTGTTTGTTACTTGGTGCGCACCCGCTTCCGCACTTGTTCTTTCCCTTTGACAGTTTGTTTATCAGAGCCTTGCTGACTCCCCCGCTTTTTCTGCTCTTTCCTCCCATCGCTCACCTCCGAGATCTGGCCCAGCTCATCATACACACAACAAGCCACTACCCCATCCATGGCCATTTTGGGGTCCCTGCTTCTCACACAACAGTAGTCACCTTGCCCCTCGGGTGGGAAGGTGAACACCAGATTATCATTGAACGCAAACAGGGCCGAGAAGTCACCTGTGCGCAGGCCGAGCGGCCCAAAGTCCTCCTCCAGTTCATCGGGGTTGTCCACCCCCAGAGCCCCAGTGTCAACGGCCCGGGAGATCTCGATCACCGCACCCGAGTAGATGTTGCGCTGAACAAACTTGATCTCCCCCTCCTCGGCCCGGATCTCGATGTGGCTCAGGCCCTCCTCCAGAAGTGGGAGGATGTCCCGGCTCAGCTTGACCTTGTTGACCTTGACGGGCTTGAACTTCTTGAACATGTCCCGGATCTCCTCCGGGTCAGCGTCTGGGGTGCCGCAGGTCTTGGTCCGGATGAAGCCATTGGCCTCAGTCTCAAACACAATCTTGCCACCCTCCTCCCGGAAGGCCCGGGAGTCATAGTCATTGGCCCGGAAGCTGACAGGCTCCTCAAAGGGCTTCTCACTCTCCCTGAGCTTGAACCGCAGGAACACCGTGTTGTCCTGATTGATGATGTACACCTCCCGGTCAATCACGTAAATGGTACTGCGGAGCCTCCCGGCCTGATCCATCGCCACTGCGTGGGCAAAGATCTCCTCCACCCTGTTACTCACTTGACTCATCTGTTTCTCCTCTCCACTTTGCTAGTGCTTTCTTGAACGCATCCTCGGAAGTGTCGCATGACTTCCACCACTCAATTGCTTTCCATACGGGCTGGAGATCAGACAGGGATGCTTCCAGCCTGACTTTGGCCTTCCGGAGGTCCAGAAGGAATTGCTGGGTGGCAACAGCCGCATCCTCAGCATATCCCAACTCTGCCAGAGCGCAAATCATCTCATCCAGACCCCGCTCTGTACACATGAAATAGTCCAATTCCTTGTGACACAAATAGTCAAAAGATCCACCGCTCATCTCAATTCTCCATCTTTCAAATCATCCACAAACTGAGCATTGGTCCTCCAGTTGGCTCCGCAAGCCCTACACTTGACAGCGGAATAGTCGCTGGGGGTGTAATGGTAGCCGTTGAAAGCACTGTAGTTGCATCTCCGCATCCAGACCACCCAAGCCCTCTCCTTGACGGGCTTTTCTCTCTCAGGACACTGGCAGGCTGTTCCTTGGCTCATCGGTCCTCCCTCCTCAAGATCAGATCCGGGAACAGATGGGCGTTGTCCACAATGTACTGATAGACCTCGGGCTGGCTAGCCTTGGCATCATCCTGCCCATAGAACCAAACAAGGTAGCTGTCCGGGACCTCGGACATGGGGGTGCCTCTGTACTTGCCAAACGGCATCTTGGAAGTGTCTGTTATCATCGGTGTAGGCCCTCCATGATATCCCGGAAGGCCTTGACCTTTTCCCACCACTTGTCCCAGTCACCTTTCAGGATCAGGTCCATTGGCCTTCCCCGGGCTGTTCCCTCCTCCAGCACCCCGGCTATGAAGCGCAGGGCCTTGGAGCCCTTGACCACGGCCTCCTTGAGGGTGTAGATCATGTCCCGGTTGGCGATACAGCTGGGACACAGGGAAGGGGTCCCGGGCTTTGCGGCGCACTCAGCGCACTCGGTGAAATCCACCTTCATTCCGTCACTGATGTCTTTCAGGTCCTCACTCATAAACACTCCTCCAATAGCCGCTCCCGGAAGTCATCCCCCTCCAGATAGTGCCAGACAATCCCATCCTCATCGGCCCCCACAGGCTCGATCCCCTGACACCAGTTGGAGGCATAGGCCTCGTTGCCCTCGACATTCCAGAGCCTGTGAACGTCCATCCTCAGGGCCTCACTCAGGAAGCCCCCATGCTCCTCGACATGCTCAACAAAATCCTTCCAGCGGGTGGGCTGTGTTCCCCGGCTCTTGATGAATCGGGCCGCTATGACCGTGCACCCATAATTCCATCCCCCCTGAAACCAGTCCCCAACCTCACAGCAGATGGTCTGGGAATTGGAGGCCGCATTGCCAATATCGAAAGTGCTACAGCTGAAGCCCCTCTCCCGGAACAACTCCATAAACTTGCCCAGCAGGAGGCTCCCGAGGCCCTGACTGTCGCACCCCAGCAGAAACAGCCGCTCAAAGTCCACCCCGCAGTTGATGAAGTCCTGTCTGATCCCCGGGTTGTGAGCGGTGTAGCTGTATGTATCAAACGTGATATGCCGCACCCCGGCCTCCCACATCCTCTCCATGTACTCCTCCACCTCATCCGGGCTGTCGCACAGGAACACCAAATATGGCTCGATCCGGGCCACAGGTCGCACCCCGGCCCCGGCCAGCCTTTCGCAGGCTTCCACCCGCTTGTCAAATGGCGGGGCTCCCGGCTCCAGTGTCTTGAGGATCTGGTCATTGGAGGAGATCACCGTGACGTGGACAGCTGTCCTCCCCTCGTTGGAGCCCAGTGCCTCCAGATAGTCCTCATGGCCCACGAGATCCGATTTGGTATTGATCATCACTGGATAGTCCTCTTGGGCTAGATAGCGCAACAACTCCAAGCTGATCCCCTCCTTTTCCTCATTGCGCAGGAAGTCTTCAAACCTGATCCCGAGCCTCATGGGGATCTCCATTGCGATAGCCCGGGGCACGTCCTGTGGCACGCTCTGCGGGTCCTTCCCCCGGTGCTTCATCAGCTTGTCCAGCTCACCCTTGTAATAGCTTGGGTTGCAGTGCCGGAAGCCCATTGTCTTGCTGTTGTCGAAAAAGGCCGTGTACAGGCTAGCCCGGAAGGCATTGGCATAGCAATACTTACAAGCAAATGGACAGATCAGTCCATCCCAGACATCGAGGTTGAGGGGCATCGGACAGGCCTGAGCCCTGACAGAGATCTCCGCAAAGCTGTTGACCTCCTCGGTGTTCAGTAGCCGCTCCTGTTTGACCCACTCCCGGGTCCGGAGATTGTACTGCTTGTAGCCGCTCTTGCGGCCCTTCTCTCTGACAGCCCGGACCTTCTTGCGCTCCCGGAATAGCTGTGTCATGCGGGGCACGATCTTGCTGACATTCTTTCTCAGCGTCCAATAATCCATCTCAGCCATCTCGGCAACTCCTCCCGGATAGCCAACTTGAGCACCCTCAGATGATATCCGAGGATGGTCAAGCGGCATGTTAGCGTGTCATGAAGAGGGCACGGGTGCTTCATCTTCTTTGATCACCATTTTGAGCTCCACCCCTGACTGCGTCAGCTGGAACATTTCACCCTCCAATAACCACTCCCGGCCCTCGGCCAGTATGTGATTGATCTTGTCCTCCAACAAGGCCAGCTGGGCCTTCCTGTAATCGCCAAACTGCGCCACCCGGAGGCTCTCAGAGTGAAGCAGGGGCCTCCCCTCCCGGGCATCCTCCCACAGCTGTATGAAGGCCTCCCGGTTGGAGCCCCACGAGGCTATGACCTCGCATGTCTCCTTGTGTATCAATTGAGCCTCATGATTGATGGGCTTCCGGGATATGAACACGGCCTCCCCCGGCCAAGCCTTCCCCACCAACTCGATTACATGAGCCGCAGGCACGGCCTTCATCTCCAGTGTGTCCTCCGGGATGAAGGACAATCTGTGTGGCCCCAACATCCAATGCTCATCTGCTACCATATCAGCCCCTCCTTTTCCTCTGGGTTTTTCCTGCCATATATCTTCATGCCCTGCTTGTCCCGGTCCAGCACCTTGATCTCGGGGCTGTCGTCCAGTAATAGTACTGCCCCCCGCCATTCCAGTGCTCCTTCATCCGCTCATAGGCCTTGGGCTCTCTGAAGGTGATCTCCTCCATATCATCCCAGCACACTGAGCCCTCCTCCTCGATCCGTTTGCAGGCGTGCTGAAAGGTGAACTGATAGGGCTTGAACAGCCCATCTACCCCACAACAGCTTTCGCACGCATTCCCAAAGGGGAAGTTCACAAAGTCAGGGGAGGACACTTTGACACCCCGGTCCTTGAGGGCTTGGATCAGGGCCTGTCCCTTGGGCCGCCACTTCTCATCCAGATTGCCCTCCAGCATCCTGATGTAGTTGATGCCACGCTTCTCAAACTCCTCTTGGCCCCTCCGAGGCAGGCTGGTCCTGTAGTTGAATATGGAGGCATGCTTGGCCCCGGTCCTGACACACATCTCAGCGTATTGCTCAAACATGGCCTGCTTGTCGTTGATGGTGGCCATGACAGGCTCCCACCGCACCCCGGTCCAGATCCCCCGCTTGTTCAGCTGTTCCACGAGATACCACCGAGCCGAGGCCATAGGCACCCCGGGCTCCAGCTTGTAGTTGAGCGTGTCCGATCCTCCCATGATTGCCACGATCACGGCGCAGTCGAGATCCTTGAGCACGTCCATGTACCGCTCCAGCCCCACATAATGGGTTTTGGTCTCAAGGATCAGAGGCACCCCGGCCTCCCGGAACAACTCCAGAATTGGGATCACTACACTGTCATTCAGGTCCTCCAAACAGAATGTCTCGGCCTTGGAGCCCATGTTGAAGGGCAGGCCCTCCCGGAGGCACTTGACTTCCCAATTCTTGGTGGGCTTGTCAGAGTGCATTTTGTCGAACAGCTTTTTGAAGTCCTCCGGGCTAGCTGGCCTGACGAGATCCCGGTGCCAGCCAGTGTAGTATTTGGTGAACATCTCCTCCTCCATCTCCCGACAGAAGCACCACCAACACCCGCAACTGCATCCCCCATAGCAATCTCCCCCGAAAGCCTGTGGACAGCAGAGGCTATCCCCCCGCCATCCTACAATGGAACCAAACTTGGCCTTGCTGATATTCACTTTGTCTTTCGCCATGCCAACGGCCTTTCATACGAGATGACAGCAGATTCATCGATCAGGTCAGGGCTGTCTATAGCCTTGTCCCTGCCTATGTACGTCAAATAGGGCACATCCTCGTGGCAGATATCCATGGCAGAAGCCGCCAGACAATCCACCTCCCACATGTCTGTCCCGGATATGAGCAGACCCGAGTGAACCGGGACCCCGTATTGCTCGGTGTACTCCGATCCATAGACCCCATCCATCAGGACAAATCCAACCAGAGGGCTCATGATGTAGTACAGGTCCCGGAGCCGCTTGTGAAGGATCTTGATATTGGCCTTGGGATGCATGGAGCCCTTCTGGGCCATCGTGCCCATCATGTTCTTGATAGCCCCGGTGACCAGAGCCATGGAGTGGACCTTGAGCTTGGGCAGGTTGAAAACAGTGTCGCACCCCAATACAAAATCGGATATTTTGGCCCCATACAAAGACATGTATTCACCCTTGTTCAGACGGTGGAGGGTGAAGCGGTGAAAATTGGGGCCGCACTGGAGGCCGATCAACTCCACCCCGTACTGCTTGGACAGCTTGCCATAGCCGGAGATCTCCAGCGTGGCATCCCACTGATCCTGGAAGCCGCAGTCACCTACAACGATGGAGGAGGCCCCGGCATCCTGTAGCCGCTCGATCACGAGCCGGACCACGTTCACCGATGTGGTGGAGGCCTTGTCCCAACGGGTAGGGGGACAGACCAAATTGGGCTTTATGAACACCCGCTTGCCCGACACGTCAGGCATCCCCGACCAGATGTGATCGGGGATGCTCTGAAGCGTGTCCCGCTTGTAGTCAGCGCACCGGACCCAAGACATGATTATGCCTTGGTGTAGGTGTTCTTTTCCTCAGCGGCCTGAATCGTGCCCAGCTGATCGAGGACACCCACTGCGATCTTGGCAACCGCAAGGGCCTCCTTGACGTTGGACCCGCCAGTGACGTCCTTGTACAGCTCATCAGCCTTCTCAGCCAACTCCTGCACGGTGAAGGTCTTTTTGACCTTGCCCAGCGCATCGGCCACGGCCCGGGCTCTGCTGTAGCGGGGTCCCTTGGGCTCCTTGGGCTTGCTTTCCTTCTTGGGAGCCTTTGCCTTTTTCTCCTCCTTGGCCGGGGCTTTCTTGTCCTTGCCCTTGGCGGGAGCCTTCTTGTCTTTTGCGGCTTTCTTTTTGTCTGCCACTTTCTCCTCCTTTGCCGGGGCTTTCTTGTTGCGCTCGGCTATGGCCTTCTCAGCCACGCCCAATTCCTCAAGGACTGCCCACGTGTCATCCTCAAGTTTGTCTTTCGCCAGTACCTCGTCAGCCTCATTCTTGATAGCGGCTGTCAGGTCCTCATCGGGCAAATCTTCAATGATATCATTGCCCTCGTCATCCGTGCCAATAGCCGGATCGAGGCCCATCACGGTGTTCATGTCCCGTGCCGCCGCAATCAGTCTCTCGGTCTGGATCCCCTCGTCACCCTCTGTCGTTGTCTTTCTGGCCATGGTTTTCCTCCTTTCACTTGGTTAGCAACCTTGGCTCACCTACTCAATTGTCAAACAACTTAACATATCCAACCTACTATACAATGATCCATCCAATCCTGCTATGCCTTTTTGTCTTTCTTCTTGAACCGCAGGGGAAAAGATCCGATCAGCGGCCTGCCCTGTTGGAGACATTGGAGCAAGACAGTCATCCGGCTCGGGTCAAACTCACCGTGGCGCAGGAGCATCCAACCCACTCTCATGATGCCACGCCGCTTCTCTTCATCAGTCTGGTTGAGCCCCAGCATCCCGGTCACGTGATCATACTTCTGCCGGCACTCAGAGAAGTTTTTGAGCTTGAGTCTGGCTGTGTCATAGCTTTCAGCATCCGCTTGGGTAGCCGTGATGACCAGCACATGCCGCTTCTGGGATAGTCTGCGCAGGGCTTTCCACGTCCCATTCTGTTGGTCCCGGGTATCCTTCCTGCGGTCCTCGGGCTCCGGGGCCATGATGTCCGCATAGTCAATCACAATGACATCCGGGACCCATCCATCAAAGTGCTCCCAAGCATCCAGATGGGCCTCAATATCCTGTACTGTCAGAGTGCTGTTGGGAGTGGTCACAAGCTTGAACTGACGGCCCTTCAGCCGCTTCATAAACCTCTGGCCGATCTTGAGCCCCTCTCTCCATGTCAGAGGGGTCACGGGATCTCTGCGCCTGTACCACATGGCTCCCCGGAAGCGGGGCCGATCATGCTTGGCACAATATGAACAGGGCTTGTAGTCATCCGGGGCATCCTCCATCGAGGTCGCACCCTCCAGTCCGGTGTCACCCTCCCGGTGCTTCCGGTTGCAGGTGTTATCTTGGTTGTATTCGCAATCAAGGACTGGCACCCACAGCTTCCCACAGTACCTCCCCTGATTGCTCTTTCCTGCCAAGCGTACATGGTGCCTGACTGTCATATCCTCCTGTGTCTCATCCCCGGCTGAGAAGAATGCTGTGTTGTTGCGGTGCAGGAGGCTCCGGTGGACCATCTCAAGCAACATCGCTGTCTTGCCAATCTTGGCCTTTCCCATGAAGCCCAGAAAGCCTCCCCGGACCAGCTGGTCATTCAGGAGATCCCCTGCGGCTCCCGGGAGAGTGAACAGGGGCTCGGCCCGGGATTCAAAAGCGGCTTGAACCACCTCTGGATCATCCAGTGGGTTGACCCCATTGGAGGAGGGCCGGGAGATCCTGTCATATTGCCCCAGCAGGCCCTCGGCCTCCAGAGTGCTTCCATTGGACAGATGGGCTTGTATGTCCTCGGCCAGATGTTGGAGGCTGATGGCCTTGAGCCGCTCCTCCACCTCATCCAGCAGGTATGGGACGTTGAAGTGATCGGCCCGGGCATACTCCTCGGAGATCTCGTCAAGGAAATCACTGATCAGGTCTGCCTCATCCTCATCCATCCCCTTGCGGACCTGACTGTTGAATATGTCCTGTATGTGCTTTCCCGGGGCTCTCTGATAGCGGCTGAAATACTCCAGACACCAGTTGGCTATCCGGCGCACATAGGGGATCTCCACCAGATCCTCGTTGTACAGGGTCTGGATCTCCCGCAGAGCCCGGGTGCTGACAATCATGCCAGTGGCCATTCTCCTCTCGACACTGTTCTCAACCTTCTTGCGCTTCACCCTCGCCATCTGTACTCTCCAGCTTTTTCTTGAGATATTTGATCAACTCTGTCAGATTGTCGTACACGTCCAGAGAAGGGGATTTGATTGGATAGTCGAGGATCACCGTGTGGGTGCCATCGATGTCCATCACGGCCCTGTTAACCCACTGCCACGCCATCATGAGATGGGCCTTCAGGATCTCCTCCACCTTGTCCAACAACTCTAGGGTGTAATCCCGGCTCATCAGTCTGTAGTCCTTCATCAGGTTGTCCCGGAGCCGATCCTGTCCCAACTCCACCTGATCCTCCTCGGTGATCTCCAGCTGTACACAGGCTGGCTTCCCCTTGCAGTGTATGTCTGCGGGGTTGGGGTATATGGTGATGGGGAAGGTTGTCTTGTCCCCATCCCGGTATTTCCTCAAACAGTCCTGACACGTCCATCCTCTCACCACGCTCATATCTTGATCCCTCCAATCCTGAATCCATCCTCTTCATCTGGCTGATCATCCCCGGCCCGGGCCATGGCATCTTCCAGTCTCACAAACTTGTTTCTCAGGCTCTCCCCGGATTCAACCACTGGCACATACTGGCCGCCAATATTCTTGCGGTACCAGATAATGGCCTGCTTGATCCTCCGGGTTGAGACCCCATCCACCTCGTGTAGCTTCCGGATCTCGTTTGCCCAAGCTTGAAGCCTCTGGGGAGAGGTCTTGATGTTTTTGGCCTGTTTGATAACATAGGCCAGCTTTTTTGCGTATGGGACAAAACGGGCCGTGCGGTCCTTGAGAGAAGGTGGAGACACTGAAACGCTTGATTTTACATCCACTTCCTGACTTTCCAGAATCTGGTTATCCAGAGGGTCAGAGAATATATCTTTTTTTCTCTCTTTCTTTTGTGTACTTTTCTTTGTCTCTTGTGGGGTCCCAAACACCTTCCCACTCGCAACCTCGGCAACCTCCTCGTGAGTCATCCGGGTTGGAGCGGTAAACACGACCCATCCCCAGCCCGCAATGCGGCCTTCCCGGTGTAGCCGGACCCTGCGCAGATAGCCCTGCCGCTCCAACTCCTTGAGGGCATAATCCTTGGCATCACGGCCCTCCATCGAGGCCTCAACAATAGAGTGTGAGCTGACAGATTTGTGAGCGGTGTTCAGAAGCCACCACAACAAGCCCTTGGCCCTCCAGCTGAGCAATGGGTCCTCTCTCCCGGTAGCTGTTGGGCCGTTGTTGAGCACAATCAATCGCATACGCTTCCCCCATACCAACAAAAAACAGCCCCGAGCCGGGAAAAGGGCAACCCCTCAAAGCGTGTAAGGGCTTCCCCCGGCTGGGGCATAGAAAGTGAAAGTGAAATTGGGCGTGTATTCACGCTTTGATCCTCCTGTTGCCAAGGATTAAAGCCCCGAGGGGATGCCACCGGAGTACAGACGGTTTTGGGCACAAGGCCCGGGTGACATTTGGCCCCCTCGGGACCGCTCGCAATTATGTCAAATATGTTCTCATCGACTATGGTACAAGCTTGCCGGCATTTCTGTTACGGTAACAGCTCATGCATTAGCTTGTCAGCCTCCTCCTGCTCCATCTCTCCCGGGTCCCCAGTGTCCAGCGCAAGGATCTCCACCGAGCCCGAGAAAGCACTCAACTCTGCGGCAAGGCTCCGGGCCTGAATCACGGCCTGCGGATCACCGCTGTCATACATCACAAATTGGGTCGAGAAGCCACGCAGGAGCATCACCTGCTGGCGGGTGTACTGGATGCCAAAGGTAGCCACAGCCCCGGGTCCCAGACGCCATACATCAGCAATCCCCTCGACAATCACAACGGTGTCTCCCGGGACCTTGTCCAGACCATACAGGCAATGCTTGTGATCCCGCACCTCATTCTCCTGAGCGCAGGCCTTGTACTTGAGAGGGCTCCGGCCCGTAATGTCCCGGCCCTGATAGGACACCAGCCGATCCTCAAAGGTGATAGGGGCCATCACTCTGAATTTGTACAGGCCCGTGCGGAGTGTTCCCTTGAGGCCCCAGAGCCTTTCCAGAGCCTTGGAGTCATAGCCCCGGCCCCGGAGATAGCGGTGATGGATCTCTGCCATGGGTCCGGTGCCTGTCGGCCATATCAACTTCCTGATTCTCCGGATCTTGGGCTTGGATTTGGTTTTGTCCCGGGCTGTTGGCCTTCCCTTGAACTGCCGGATGATGCGTTTGGCTTCCGGCTCACTGATGTTCAGGAGCCCCATGATGGCCTTGAGCCGCTTCTTGCGCCCACACCTGTAGCAGGAGAATGAGCCCCGGTCCTCACTGTAGCCGAGGTGGTGCCCCGGGTTGCCAGAACAGAAGGGGCATGGGACATTGATCCACCCCTCCCGATGGTGTTTGTCACCGGGAGGGGCAGTGCTTATTCTGTAATGATCACACAGCTTCTGGAAGTCCATCAAAACCTCTCGTGCATGTCATCAGCGGCTTCCCTGAGGGCCTCCTTTTCCTCGGCTTCCCTCTCCAACACCGCATCCCATGCGGGCTGGTCCTTGATCGTGGCCACCTCATCCCGTATCAGCTGGACAAGCACTGGCGGCTCCAGCGCATCCAATTCCCAGCTTTCATACCCGTACTCAGCAATGTAGTCGCCACAGCGTGAATCGGTCAGCTTGGCAGGGTTGGGCGGTGGCCCGTACTGCTGGACCTGATCCATGTTCAGGGCTAGCCTCCGGACCTCGACATCAGCCCCAAAGGTGGACAGCCTGTCCTGTATGTCCCGGGTCATATCAATCCCAGAGGGATCGTGGTCACCGAGGTGGAACAGGACGCACTTGCGGTCCTCCCGGATCTGATACTTGAATCTGCGTGCGGCCTCATACATGGCCGTCTGGCTGACATAGCCCCGGCATGAGAAGCAGGTGATGTCTGCTCCCTCGGAAGCCCTCTGGATCACGTCAATCAGGGCATCCTTCTCCACCCATGCCTCTGCGTAATAGGGCTGGCCCTCCCAGTGATCACGTCTGTATGAGTTTGCCGCCGCTTCCACGATCTGTCCCGGGCCATCCCAGTGGGTCAGAGCCCGGGTGAAGCGGGTCCTGTCCCGGATCGCATCCCAGTCCACCATCCCGGCTAGCCTGGCATTTGAGATTGTCTCCCCCAGCTTGTTATAGCTTTTGTCACTGTTGGGGAGGAGATCCCGGGCAACAAACTGATAGTACAGCTGTCGCAGGGTGAGCTCATAGCCCATCCGCATGTAGTCCTCGATTATGTCATTGGCCTGCTCGATCATTGCCAGCGTGGCCGCTCTGAACTGCTTTGGTACAAACATCTGTTTCATGATATATCAACCTCCACTCCTGCTTCATCCATTTCCTGTTTCGTGTAATACAGCACCCAGTCCGGGTACCACCATCCATTTATCTCCTGCCGGGGCAGGAACACCTTGTACACATCATACCCCCACCTGTCCTCTTTGTTGGTGGGGTCCACGATCCCTCGCATGCCTGACTTGGTCACTATCTTTGTTCCAGCTGGGATCGGGTCCGGGAGATCCGTGTCCACAGGCATCTTGGTTCTCGGCATTCTGTACTCCTTTTTGGGTATTATACAACTTTGGGCTAGATCCTGCTATGCGCAGAGATCACGCAGATGCCACTTCCCTGCCACTACGCATGGCGAGGGGAGGTGGTCGTGTGTCTTTGTATGTGACCAACCTCCCCATGGCACCTCGGCTCAGCTTGAAGTCATCCGCTCCAACAGAGCCGTGAGCATCCCGGCCTCCTCAACCTCCTCACCGTCAAGGACAGCCGCCAGCACCTTCCGCTTCTCATCGAGCAGGGCCGCAATCTCAGTCTCCACGCTCCCATCTGCAACCAGATAGTAGGCATTGACTGAATCGGCTTCCTGTCCGATCCTGTGAACACGGTCCTCGGCCTGATCGTGTTCCCCGGGAGTCCATCCCAGTTCCACAAAGCAGGTAGCCGAGGCCGCAGTCAGGGTGAGCCCCACCCCAGCGGCTTTGATGTTCCCGAGGAACAGTTTGATCTTGGGGTCCTTCTGGAAGCGGTCCACAGCGGCCTGACGGTCCTTCATTGCTGTGCTCCCATCCAGAACAACTGAGATCTCCGGGAAGTGTTTTTGCAGGGCCTTGATCGTGGCCTTGTGAGTGGCGAACACCACCAGCTTCCCATCCTGTTCTATGTAGTCACGTATCCACTCAACAGCCTGCTTCCCCTTCCCCTTGATGCACAGCTGTTTCAGCTTCTCGATCCTCACCAGTGTCTCGGCCCTCTCTGCCGCCGCAACCTTGTCCGGGTCCTTCTCTCCCAGCCACTCGATGAAGTCAGCTGAGGCTTTGTCATACTCGGCCCTGTTGGACAACTCCAGAGGGATGACTGTGCGGACCTTTGGTGGGAGATCCTTGAGCACATCCTTCTTGAGCCTCCGGAGCATGATTGTGCTGACCAGCTTCTCGTGGAGTTCATCCTCATTCTGGGCCCCGCCAAAGTCCCAACCAAATCCATTGTGAGTTGCTCCGCAATACCTTTGAGCATAGTCCCAGAAGCTGGGGAAGATGCCCGGCTCAATAGCCTGTATGGCGTTGAACATCTCGATGGGCCTGTTGATGATCGGGGTCCCGGAGAGGCAGATGACGTGATCTGCGGCCTTGCAGAGCCGCTTCGCATCCTTGGTCCGGTATGCCTTGCTGTTCTTGATGTAGTGGCACTCATCCAGTATGACAGCCTTGGGCTTCAGCTTGAGGAGGATATCAGCCCAACCAGTGTTGGCAATCTCCACCTGCTTCTTGCCCTGTTTCTCCCGCTTGTTGGGGAGGATGTCATAGTTGATGATGAACACATCCTTGTTGTTCCCGGGCTTGTACTCCCCTTTGCTCTTGGGCCTGCCGCTGAGGACTATGGGAAGCGTGTCTGTCATCCAGCTGAACACCTCCCGCTCCCAATTGAGCTTGAGGGAGGCCGGGACCACTATCACGGCTGGCCTTGCCTCCGGGTGAAGCTGGAGCCATGCCAGAGCCTGAACCGTCTTGCCGAGCCCCATCTCATCCCCTATCAGAGCCCTGCCCCCTCGGCTCTCGATGAAGCTGACCCCTCCGTGCTGGAAGGGATACAGAGTGCCCTTGAGCCCGGGGATCTCTTTGACCTCCTTGACTGGGGCTGTTTTCTGGGCTAGCCAATCAAGGGCCTTCTGGTCAAACTCATCCCACTCCAGCTTCTGAAGGGCCTGCACATTCTCCACCGAGATCGGGGCTGTCCAGTACTTGTCCAGCGGCCCGTTGTTGACCCACTTCCGGCCTGACAGAGCCTTGACAGCCGCCACCCGGGCCGGATCATAGGGGAAGCTGATCTTGAGGGTGGTGCCCTCAAGCTCAACTTTGCGCTTTGTGCTCTCCCCCCGCTTCCGGGCCTGCTCCTTGGCCCATGCCTCTTTCTCCTTGGCACGCTCGGCATTCGTAATGACACGCAGAGGCACTGACTGTACCCCACCGTGTAGGAGGATCTGGCCCGCATATTTGACCATCATCTTCCTGACATATTTGAGCTGATTCTCAGTCAGGGCTCCGGTCTCATAATACTTGTCAGCCATGGCCGACAGGAATTCAGAGTCAGCCCCGCTGAAGCCAACATCATTCTCATACTTGGTCGTGTGAGCGGCCTGCTCGTCAGCTGTCTGATACTTGTGGATCAGAAGCATCCCGGCCACCGCCACCTGATTGTCGTTTGCGATCCTCTCTTTGAGGGCCTTCTTGGTCTGTTCTTTCGTTGGATACTTTGTTCTCATGTCTGTACTCTCCTGTTCCGGTCACCCCAGTGGGGTTTTATCGGTTGATAATGTAATCTGCTTCCCAGCGTCTGATGACCCCGGGTGTCCTTCCAATGAATGTGATTCCCTTCTCTGTTATGACTGTGTCAACTGTCTCTGCGCTCCCGGGCCGGAGGCCGCAGAAGGCCTCAACAGCCTCCTGCACCATCCTCTCGGCTATCCCAAGGAGCGTTGCCGGCAGATCCGGAAACACGTCAGCCAGCCCGGGGTCCTTTTCTCGGGTGTGCCTGTCCGTGTTGTACCGGACCTCCTGTATTGTGTGGCTGTTCTTCAGCTTGACGCTCATGACATTGCCTCCCTCAACTCCTTCAGAACAGCCCATGCCTTCTGGTGGGACACTCCCCGGTCCCGGACCAGATAGCGGTGGATTGCCCCCCGGACAACCCGGGGAGGCTCCGTGCCGATGATCCCAATGGCCTCCGCAGGCCCGTTCAGGACCAGCTTTGCCACATGTCGGGCTTCCCCCGATAGCCCTGTCAGGAAGTGCTCCAGCTTTTCCTTCCACTGGAGGGCCTGACGAGGGTTGGGGACCCTTGCCGGCAGGGTGTCGGCTTCCATCTCGGGACAGGCATCCATCTTCCGGATGAACGTGCTGAATTCATTGTTCAGTATCCGGTAGAACACCGTGCTGAATTTGCGCTTGCCATCCCAAGCCTGAACTGCCTTCATGAAGATCACAAGACCCTCGGAAAACAGCTCATCATAGTCCAATCCGGTGGTGTTGTGAAAACTCCATGCCCTGTCCCGGATCATGTTCACGTGATCCTTGAAAAGGATCTCTGTTTGCATCTGCGTTTGTGTCATGTCTGTACTCCTCATTTTGTGTGGTTACGTTTTGCGAGCACGCCTGATCTCCTTGCCGTGTTCGTGGTTAAAGGCCTTGACCATACTGGCCAACACCCTCTTGTAGTCCTTCCCCTCGATCTTGCAGAGCCAAATGAACTCATCTTTGACCACTTTGGGGAAGTCAGGCACGCCCCAATAAACGTGCTGATCCACCTTTGTTTTTGCTCCAGCCATTTCAGGCCCTCCTGTTATGGTTTTTCCAACCTGACTGATATGCCCCGGGGCTCCTCCTCCTCGGCCCTTTCCCGCTCAATGTTTTCCTTGGCGTATGCGGCCCAGATCAGGCACAGCATACACAGCTGGAACCAACAAGCGGCTTCCAACACATATCCGATTACAACGCTCAAGTGTATCACCTCCTCATTCACCTTGGTATTCAACAGCCTGAATCTCGTCAATCACCTGCTGTTTCCTCTCGTTGAGCTTTTCCTCAACCAGATTGTCCAGATATGCCTCACGGTCCTCAATGTCCTCCTCGTCAGGCAACTCGGCCTCGGCCTCCGGCAGGACCTCCTCCCGGGCCTCATCATCCCCGGGGATCTCGATGCCGTCCAACTCTTGTATCATCTCCTCGCAGTACTGGCCCCGCTGTTCCAGCAACTCCCCTGTCTCGGAGTCTTGAAGCTGATACGGCATGCTGTCCCGTTTGCTCTCGCACTCATCCCTCTGCTCCTCAAGGGTGCTCTTGGCATCCTCCACGGCCTCCCGGATCTCCTCAAAGCTGTTCTGCTCTGACAGGGCCTCAAGATCCTCGGCCAACCCGTATATGGCCCCCAAAAACTCACTCTGGGTGAGCTGGCTCTGCTTGGGATAGGTTTTGCTGACGTGCTTGCCACCGTACCTGAATGACCAGTGGTAATAGCTGGCCGCATCAGGCCGCTTGCCGCTCTTGGCATCCTCGATGTCTTGTGCTGTCACTACTGCGTTGGGTTTGCGTGCTCTTTCAACTCTGTGTACTCTCGGCATGATTAGCCCTCCTGTTGGCGGGGCCGGGAGGTGATCCCCCGGCCCCTGTTCTGTTAGTCCTCAAATGTTTCCTTGATCCAGTTGTCCCGCTGTTTCAGGGTCAGGTTGGGCCTGTCCCCAAACCTGCCAAAGCGGGTCTTGATTTCCCTGCTGGCCACCTCGTGGAACAGGCTGTGCATCTCGTGAATCAGGCGGCTGTACCCCATGACCTTGAAATGCTTGACACCCGGGCTCGGCCCGATCCCCGGCACAAACTCCTCCAGCTTGGATTCCACGGCCCATGTTCCGATCAGGGCCACGGCCTTCTGTCGCAGATCCTCCGGGAATTCACGATCACCTGTGACCAGTAAAACCTCCCGGATCATTTCCTGCTCTACATGGATGACGCCATCCACATCCTCCCCCACTACCCGATTGTTGAGTTGGTCGAAATAACTGCTCATGAGTCATCTCCTGTTGTGGGCCGGAGGAGATCCCCCGGCCCGGGTTGTATGTTACATTCTGAACTCTTCACCTGTGATCAGTCCCAGCGTGAGTTTGATCAACTCCCGGTTGGCACACCGGGAGGAGGTCCAAACCGTGCTCAGCTGTTCGTGAAGCTTGGAGCCCTTGATCATCTTGGCTTTGCAGATCGTGAGGCTCAGCTTGTCGCACCATTCCTGCTCGATAGGTCCCGCATCAACCGCAGTCCTGAGCGTGTTGAGCTCTTTCCGGACCTCCCAGTGGAGTTGGTTCTGCTCCTGCTGTTCAGCGGCCCTCTTGGCGTGCTCGGCTTTCCTCCGGGCGTTGAACTCCTCTGTTGTCTCCTTTTTCGGCTCGGCCTTTTCTCCCTGCTTGGCCTTCTCGGTGTCGAGGATGTTGAATATGACATGAACACCCTTGTCCGTGAGCCATACTATGTCTTTGCCGACATCGGCTGTTCTATCCTGCCAGGCAAGCCCCTTCTTGATGATCGAGTGAATCACCCCTCCGGCCTTCTGCGGGCTCCAGCCCGTGTTGGCGATGAGATCAGCCCCGGTGAGGTTGCTGTAGTTGTCGCTCAGCTGGGCCTCCCGGCTGTCATAGTTGCGGGCTATGTCCAGAGCAATCCGCTCATTGGCCGTGACCCGTACAACCTCATCACCCTCTCCAGCGTTGACTGTCCAATCACCGTTCATCTTCTTGACCTCCTTTTTGGGTGTTTCCGGCTCGGGGTGTTTTGTGCGCTTTGACTTCTTGGGTGCGGCCTTCTTGGCCGGGGCCTTCTTGGCCTCTCCGGTGTAGCGGCCCCAAGGCAGGCTGAACATCCCCTCGGCCTGTTCCCGGCTAGCCCCGAAATCAGCCATGGTTGCCTCAATCCCACGCTCCACTTTCTCCTTGTCCGAGTCAGCGCAGACCTCCAGCAGAGCCGCTTTGCGATCCTCCGGGAGATCCTGTATGTCCTGATCATAGACCAGCTTGTGCGAGGACAGCGGGAATTGTCCCAGAAGCGGCCTGACCTTCTTGGCCATATCCTCGTTGCTGATATCGTTGTTGTTTACCACCTTCATGATCTTCTTGGTTATGTCGCCATTAGTCATTGTCTGTACTCCTGTTTTCGTGTGTTAGCTCAATACAACTGCTTCTGTTCCTTCTTCATCATCCTCCGGATACATTTTCACGGCCTTCCCGGTGTCGCTGTAGGCTGTCTCATAGGGCACCCTCACCTCGGCCTCCCGGAAGTCAACCAAAGCCCTCGTGTGGCAGTGGTCGCCATAGTCATACACCGCATAGACCTCCATGTCCAACACCTTCTCACCTTCCATCCGCTCCAGATCCTCAATTGCTTCTTTCAGTTCACCAACTGTCATCGTCTGTCTCCTGTTTAGTCTGTTACCAACTGCCCCATCTCGTCAAACTTGTAATCGTGCTGAACCAGTCCCACGGCCCCCATCCGCTTTGTCCTCTTGGCGAACAGGCAACGGGCTGATATCTGCTTGCGGATCTCGTCAGCTGAAAGCTGACAAACCTGCGCTACAAACCAGCCATAATCGGTGAAGTCCACGGGCCTCGGCCTCGGCTTGATTCCCGGGTGTGATAGTATCGGTTGAATTGCTTTGCTCATGTCTGTACTCCTTGATTAGAATTCACATGTTTCTCCATCGGCCCAAACCTTCATCGTGCGGAAGGTCCCGGCCCCGGCAAACACCAGATCCACGCTTGCGATCCTTCCGGGGTGACTCATCTCCTTGGCCTTCTTGATAGCCAAGGCCTTGCCCTCTTCAAAGGTCATCTCGGCCCTGTCCACGAGCGTGTCTGATTCCTTCCAAATAGTGACTTTGCCTTTCATGTCTGTACTCCTCGATTGAGGAGCCCCGGGTGTTCCGGGGCTCCGGCTGTTCTGTTAAACTCTCGTGACTTCCCCAGTCTTGAAATTGACCATGTGCTTGGCTCCGCAAACCTCTTGGAACCACCCCATGTCCTCATCCTCCTTGGTGCCGATGCAAAAGTACACGTTTGTGATCAGCTCGGTGTGTTGATACTGAATGTCCACGATCTCAGTGACGTAGCAGTCAACCTGAATCCCGGGGACAAGGTCCTTCAGGAGATCATCCCACGTGAGGAGATCCCCGGCCCAGCTGTCTATGATCTCAGAAGGGGCATCCTGATTCAAGATCCCGTTGACGTCCCATTCCCCGTGCTCCTCCCGGGCTCCCTGCGCTTCCCATATGTATCCGGCCCTGTAGCCTGTGAGCTTCCTGATCATCCGTGCCCTGCGTTGTATTTCTGTTTTCGTCATCGTCTGTACTCCTCGTTTTGTGTTACGCTGTAACTGTGATAATCATCCTGACTGAACCACCAGCCGGGGCATCCACGTAAAGGTCTGTCTGAGCCCTTCCCTCGGCCCGGGCTTTCCTCTCCAACTCCCTCAGCCTCATCTCCGGGGTCATGTACTCCTCGGTGAGGGCCTCAACAACCTCGGCCCGGGTGACGTTCATGCGATTGATGTAGTATTTCACGGCTGTACTCCTGTGTTAGTTGTTCCTCGGCTCCCACCTTCCGATCCGGCCCCGGGTGTTCCTCGGGTCCAGCGTGTCGTTTTGAAGCATCGTCCATGTAGCGTTGACTGGTTCCATCCAACGTGTTTCACGTGTCCTCTGCTCTCTGTTCTCCGTGGCGGGTTTTGCATAAACCTTCATGCTCAATCTCCGAGCCCCGGAGGTGATCCCCCGGGGCTCCGTGGTGCGTTCATATAATGTTTGCGAGTTGATCTTGTTTCTTCATCCAATCACCGATGTTCCTCACCGGGATCATCCTCCAGCGCATCAAGCGCCAGCGTCTCAAAAAAGCCTTCATGGTCTGTACTCCTTTTGGGCTTGTTTCGTTTGTCTGTACTCTGTTTCCGCTCCCCTCTCGGCTTGAATGCGGTCCTATAGGGTTGGTTGGGTCCCGGTCCTCCGGCTCGGGGCTGTTTCTGCTTAGCCTCTCCTGTAGGGTGTTCCGCTTTCCGATAGCGTCTTGACTTTCACAGCCTTTCTGTTTCGACCCGATCCCCTCTGATCGGCGGCTGATATGGCGAGTGTTCCTGTTCTAGCTATTGAGCCGTGTTGGCTGGGCCGATAACATCCACCAGAGCCGTGTCCTTTCGGCATCCGGTAGAAGGGTTGTCCAGCCGCTCTTGCCTCGTCACGTTGAGGCCGGAACGCTTCCCCGCTGTTGTTGTGTTTCTCTCCTTGTTTGTGTGTCTTGTGGTCATGGGTGTAGAATAGAGCTAGAATCATACCGTTTGTTGAGTTTATTGCACTAAAAAAGTTCATTCTTTTTTTCATTCAACTATTTCTCCCAAGCCCGTTGGACTAAACTTTTTTGAACTTTTTTTTCGTGCATTTTTCCTTATACGGCATTTCACCAACTTTTTCTAAAAAACGAGAACAAACTTGCAACGTTGTTCTCCTTTCCGAGAAAAGACCAATTCACCCCATAGACAAACAGTATATCGGATGTTTGCCTCATAGTCGAGAAAAAACGTAGTTGAATTTTTGCTTTCGTGACTGCATGTTAAACCGTTGAAGATCAATAAGATAGTTGCACCCTTCTCTTTTACGAGAATGTGGTATGGTAAAATTCATCTTCCGTGACTAGCCCTTTCGGGCTATCCTCCTGCCAGTTTTGAGACCCGAGTGAATGTACAATGTGAGAGTGACTATGCCACGGACAAAGATGCCCGAGAAGCAGAACAAGGGAGGCAGACCCTCAACCTATGACCCTGCCATATGCGACCTAGCAGAGAGGGTAGTGGGAGAGACAGGAGCCACAAACGGGAAGCTGGCAAAGGTGCTGGGTGTAGCAACTTCAACTATTGGTGAGTGGATGGTGCGCCACACACAGTTTGCGGATGCCATAAAAAGAGGCCGTGACAAGTTTGATTCCGAACATGTTGAGCGGTCCCTCCTGCAACGAGCACTCGGCTATGAATATGATGAGATCACAGTTGAGGAAATCATGCTGACTCAGGGCAAGGGAGATGCCAAGGTGTCCCTGCCGGCAACCAAGGTCCGGACCACCAAGAAAATGCTCGCACCTGACGTGGCGGCTATCTGCTTTTGGCTATGCAACAGGCACCCGGATCGGTGGCAGAACATTCAGAAGCAAATTCATGAGGGAAGGGTGGACCACAAACATGACCATTCGCTGGTCCTCGATCTGACCAAGCTGGGCCGGGAAAAGCTGGAACAGCTGAAGGAGATCTCCGAGGCCTCCGGGGGTGTGATCGAGATGAATGGCAAAAAGCTTGAGCTGGTAGCCGGGAGGAAAGCCTCATGATCGCAAAGTACACATCAATACCATTAATGCTACTGATGCTATCAATGACCCCTCCCCCAAAATCCAGCTTCTGGCCCGAGTACACATTGAGCACATTGATAACATCGCATGTGTATGATGTGAACGATGTGGACCGCTCCCGGCTAGCCCCTTTTGCGCAAATACACATTCTAGCATCGCACACATCGCATGTGCACGATGTGACTGATGTGTACCGTTGGGAGGGCCTTGCAGGATGAGAACAATCACCCCCTCCCGGAGAAAGCCCCTGCGTGCCCTTGACCCTATAGACAAGGCTTTGGCCCTCGTGAGCCTGAGCCACTTTGTCCGGCTGTTCTGGAAGGTGGTTGAAAAACGTGATTATGTCCCGGGCTGGCATATCGAGGCTATGTGCAATCATCTGGAGGCTGTCTCAGCCGGGACCGTCAAGCGGCTTCTCATCAATATCCCACCACGCCATAGCAAGTCATTGATTGTCTCGGTGTTCTGGCCGATCTGGGATTGGCTACAGCACCCGGAGCGGCAGTGGCTGTTTGCATCCTATGCGCAGACCCTCAGCACCCGGGATAGCGTCAAGGCCCGGAGGCTCTTCAACTCCCCCCTGTTTCAGGACCTGCTCTATGAGGCACAGCCGGATCTCGTGCTTGTAGGTGATCAGAATACCAAGACCCGATATGAGAACAATCAGAATGGCTACAGGCTGGCCACTAGCGTTGACGGAGCGTTGACCGGGGAGGGTGGGGACATAATAGTGGTGGATGATCCGCACAATGTCAGGCAGGGTGAATCTGAGGCCACTCGACAGGCCTGCCTCGATTGGTGGGATGAAGCAATGTCCTCCCGGCTCAACGATATGAAGACAGGTGCATATGTGATCATTATGCAGAGGGTACATGAGAAGGATCTATCAGGCCACGTGCTTGAGCGGGAAGCCGAGGAATGGGACCACCTTTGTCTGCCTGCCCGATATGAGGGCACCAACAGGGTCCGGTCCACCCTCGGCTTCAAGGACCCTCGCAGACGCACTGACCAGCCGCTGTGTCCGGCCCGATTTGGTGATGCTGAGCTCAAGAAGCTGGAGCGGTCACTTGGGTCATACGGCACAGCCGGACAGCTACAGCAGAGGCCCAGCCCGAGAGGTGGCGGGATGATGAAGGTCAGTGAGCTCAAGATCATACAGGCTATCTCCCGGCGCAGTATTGAGAAGTCAGTGCGCTATTGGGACAAGGCCGGGAGTGAGGGCCGGGGAGCCCGGACCGCAGGCCTGCTCATGCACAAGATGAAGGATGGCCCCTTTGACTTCATCATTGAGGACGTTGTGAAGGGCCAGTGGTCATACGGGTCCCGGGAAAAGCGCATCTTGCAGGTTGCGGAGATGGACCGTGAGAACAGGTCCGGCGCACCATACACAGTGCAGATCTGGACAGAGCAGGAGCCCGGGAGCGGCGGCAAGGAATCAGCCGAGCGCACTGTGCGCATGCTCAAGGGCTTCCCGGCCTTCCGGGAGACAGCCACGGGTGACAAGTTTGTCCGGGCCCAGCCCCTGTCCGCACAGGTGGAGATCGGGAATGTGGCACTGCTCGCAGGGCCTTGGGTTCAGGATTTTGTGGATGAGATGGAAGCATTTGGGCCGGGAGCGGCATTCAAGGATCAGGTGGATGCGTGCTCCGGGGCATTCAACAAGCTCAACAATCTTGGGGAAGCTGAGAAAACAGCCGGAACATGGGGGAGGAAATGATGACACCATATGTAGGCATACCGCACGAGGCCCACACCCTCCTCCGGCTAATCAATCAGTGGGTGGAGATCCCGGGTCAGGCCGTTGCCATCATGCAGGACCTGACTGTCAAATGGGGGATCTCCTCAAAGCTCAAGGTGGAGATCTGCTTGCCCCCGACATGCAGGCCGGACGTGCTCAATTTCAGCTTTATGGAGGCAGGGCAGGAGGAGTGGAAGACATTGAACAACTGGTTGGCAGACTATACAGGCCTGCAGGGGCTCGGTGAAATGCAGGAGGCCGAGGTGGGCTTTGCGCTAGATGATGCGGCATACTTCAAGCTGGAAAGCTTGTTGCAGAGGAGGGATTGACGTGAGCGACATCACATTGAACGACACCATCAACATTAACAAGGGTGAGATCAAGGACCAAGGGCTGGCGGCCCAGAATATCCGGCTGTCTCAAACAGGCACGGGCTTTCAGGCCGGGGAGATCACGATTGGCGCAGGAGTCACCGTGGACCTCCCTGTGGACAACCTCACAACCCCGGGCCGCTATGTCATACAGCTGACGGAGGTGGCCACCGGGGCTAGCCTGCAGGTGGGCCCTGATAATGGGGGCTCGATCCTCCCCATGGATGAGGTGGCCGAGGCCGGGGAGCCGATTGCGGGCCGTGTCTCCTCCGGGGTAACAATCAAACTCAAGGCAATCAGCGGGCAGGTCAAGGCTAATTGCTTTGTTGCGGAGGAATGATATGAGGACACAATATCCAGCCGGGACAAAGGTGAACGGGGGCATCACGCTCAACAAGAAAGAGCAGGAAGCCCTGAGCAAGTTTATGACACTGGCGTCTGTGAACCTGACTCGATCAAGCTTGGCCCGGGGCCTCGGGAAAATGTATGGTGGTCAGCGTGACGTGTATGCCACCCTCGGCTACAAGAAGGATCTTGAATTTGATGACTACAACCGCAAGTTTGTCCGGCAGGATATTGCCAAGCGCATAATCACGGCCTATCCGGACGCAACATGGCGGGGTCAGCCCTCCGTGATCGAGACAGAGGACCCCAACCAGACAACAGCTTTCGAGAAGTCTTGGGATGAGCTGACTGACACCATAAACGTCTGGTCATATTTCACAAGGGTTGACAAGCTGGCAGGCATTGGCAAGTATGCAGTTTTGTTCCTCGGATTTGATGATGTTTCGGCCCCGGAGGAGTTGGCCAACGAGGTGCAGGCCGGGACCTCCCGCAGACTGCTGTATATGCAACCCTATTCCGAGAAGAATGCCGAGGTGAACACGTGGGATGCTGACCACACCTCCGAGCGGTATGGCCTGCCCATGACCTACAAGCTCAGATCCGTCAATTTCAACGTGGCAGGGACCAAGACAGATGACATCCGGCAGACAGCCAGTTTTGATCTGACGGTTCACTGGTCCCGGATAGTACACGTGGCCGAGGGATTGCTGGAGAGCAACGTCATGGGCGTGCCCCGGCTTGAATGTGTCTATAACAGGCTTGAAAATCTGGAGCTCATCGCAGGTGGTTCTGCAGAGATGTTCTGGCGGGGAGCAAGCAAGGATCTCGCACTGGAGATGGAGCCCGGGACGCAGATTGACGATGAGGACGCACTCAACGATGAGATTGATGAATATGTGCACAACCTCCGGAGGGTGCTGAAGCTGAAGGGCATCAAAGCCAAAAACCTCGCACCGGGAGCCGAGGACCCGGAGAAACACGTGGATGTCCAGCTGAAGCTCATCAGCGGGGCCACAGGCATCCCTGTCCGCATCCTGACCGGATCGGAGAGAGGGGAATTGGCCAGCACACAGGACAAGGAGAATTGGACAGACAGGGTAGCCGAGCGGCGCAATGACTTTGCAGAGCCCGTGATCATGGCACAGTTCATCGACAGGTGCGTGGCCGCAGGCGTGCTCAAGGCCCCGGGAGAGGAGGGCTACACGGTTGTATGGCCCGACATCGATGCACTCAGCGACAAGGATCAGGCCGAGATCGGCAAGCTCAGATCCGAGGCCCTGAAGGCATATGTTGCATCCGGAGCCGAGGTGGTAGTGCCGCCCATGCACTTCCTGACCCGCTTCTTGGGCTTCACCGAGGAGGAGGCCGAGGCCATGATGGAGGAGGTCATGGAGATGCTTGAGCAGGAGAGGCAGGATGCAGAGGCACTTGCGGCGGCTGAAGCGGCGGCACAGGAGGAGGAGGCCGCACAGCTAGCCGAGGAGGAGGAAACAGCAGAAGCAGAGGAGGCCGAGGTGGCATGAGTGTAGCAAGCCTGACAGCCTACCACAGACGCAAGGCATACGCCAGCAGGAAGCACAACCTGCGTGGCTCTGCGGCTGATTCCTGTGGCTGTTCAAAGCATTTCCGGCTAAATGCCGCTATGCAGGCCGATCCTACACGCACTGCCGGCATCCGGAGGGCCTTTGTTGCAGAGATGAACCGCAGATTCAGGTTGATCAAATCTGAGATCTGGGAGAGCATCGTCACCAATGACGCACTGGGCCTCCGGGATGAGCCCGCAGGTGAGCTTCCCAACAGCACAACTCTGCCCCCCTTCTCTGCCCTAGTCGCCAATGCGGCCCTGCCACCCAAGGCCTTTGCCTTTGACACGGACCCGGGGAAGGTGGAAGGCTTCATGGAGTGGTTGCACGGGCAGAACAATCAGGAGATCCTTGGAATTGCGCAGGGTGCTCCCCGGAAGGCCGTGGGCAATGTCGCTTGGGCCAACACCTACATAGACAGCGCATACAAGCAGGGCCTCAAAAGGGCCGATCAGGAATTGATCAAAGCCGGGATCACCCCACCCAAGCTTCCGGAGGGTGGCCCTGTCCTCGGGATCGATGCACGATTCAACACCCCTCTCCACGCAGACAAGGTGGGTCTGATCTACACCCGGATGTACACGGATCTCAAGGGGATCACCGATGATATGGAAGCCCTGATGTCTCACAGGCTAGCCCAAGGGATAGCCGAGGGCCGCAACCCACGCCAGATTGCGCAGATATTGAACAAGACAATTGAGGCCTCCGGGAAGTCACTGGCGACAGTGGACAGCCTCGGGCGCAAGATCCCCTCCCTGACCCGAGCCCGGATCATAGCACGCACTGAGGTCATCAGGGCTCATCACGTGGCGACAATCAACACCTACAGGGAAGCTGGGGTGGAAGGCGTGAAGGTCAAAGCCGAGTGGAGCACAGCCGGGGATGACAGGGTGTGTCCTGACTGCGCATCCATGGAAGGCCGCATTTATTCACTTGATAATATTGAAGGTTTAATCCCTCTACACCCTCAGTGTCGCTGTGTCGCACTTCCTGCCGTTGGGCCGCAAAAAGCACATATTCCCTCGCAGGATGACATTGCCAAGGCAGTAGGGCCGCAATATGTCCGTAAAGATGGCACGTTTGTGCGGAGGGGTCTATATGAAGACAGGACAGGCAAGCAACTCCCCGGAGCCCCCAAGATCGGGAAGCCCCTGAAGAGCAAGTTCACGCCCATCACGCCCAAAAGCTATGCAGAGAAGAAAGCCGCTGATGCGGCGGCAAAAGCCAAGGCCGTGGCCACCGGGAAGCCTGTGACGATTCAGCCTGTGAAGGGGAAGGTGAAGCCCCCAGTGCCGGCAGTCCCCACAGAGGCCAAGCCCCTCAAGGTCACCCCGGTGTTCCCCAAGCCTCCGGTGCCCAAGCCCAAAGCGGTGAAGCCCAAGCCCAAGCCCAAGAAGGTCACCCCCACACCGCTGACCCCGGAGGAGAAAGCCGCTGTGCAGGCCAAGTATCCTGAGCTGTTTGAGAAGCCCAAGGCCCCGGCCAAACCCAAGGCCCCGGCTCCGGAGCCGATTATGAAGGCCCCTCCGCAGATCAAGTTTGATACTGACGCTGACATTCTCGCACAAGGCTTCACAGTGGAAACAAAGGTTGTGAAGACTGGCAAAATGAAGGTGTACACCTCCCCGGGCGGCAAGAAGTTTTACACACGGCAGGAGGTCAAGCGGTTTGTGCTCGGTGAGACCCCGGTGCCCCGGGCTCCTGCTGTCGCAGAAACAATCAAACTCCCGGCCCCTGCAGGCTTCCCAAAGGCTGTTACAGACGTCACCAGAGTGCGCAAGCTGGGTGGCTCTACAGGCGCAGAATTGGTCAAGGATAGCAAGGGCCGCTTGTTTGTGATGAAGCGGGGAGCCTCAGCCGCTCACCTCACCGAGGAGGCTGTCACGGATGCGGCCTACAGGACCATGGGCGTGCGTGTCCCGGCCTTCCGGGTATATCAGACACCCCGAGGCCCTGTCAAGCTGGCCGAGTTCATTGACGGCGATGAGCTGGGCTCATATCTGTCCCGGGCCTCAGCCGCAAACCGGGACAAGGTCCTGCGACAGCTGGAAAAGGATTTCCACATTGACAGCCTGCTCGGCAACCGGGACGTGGCTGGCCTCGGGAAGGACAACATCATAGTTGACAAGGCCGGGAATGTCTGGAGGATTGACAACGGATCGGGCCTGCGCTTCCGGGCGCAAGGGGCCATGAAGAAGGCTGGTGACTTTGATGACTTCCCGATGGAGTTGTGGACCATGCGGGACAAGGCCGTGAACCAGTCAGCCGCAGACGTGTTCGGCGGCACAGACATTTACGAGATTGCCCGGGCTATCAACAAGACCCCCAAAGCCAAGATGACCAAGATGCTCAAGGATCTCCCCAAGGACATTCGCAAGACGGTTGAGGCTCGGTGGCAGAACATGCAGGACATCGCTGAGAAAGCCCTCGATATGAAGCAGAGCAAGTGGCGCATTGCCTACACCGAGGACCTGACCCGGGAGATGATGAAACTGCGGAAGGCCGGAGTGTCCGCACGCTTCCCAACGGCTATGAGACAGACGCAATCCGGGGCTGTGGACCTTGTGGATGAGCACGGGCAGATCTGGGACAAACTCCGGGGAGGCCGGAGGAGCACACGACCAGCCAAGACAGTTCACCCGCAGTCGAGTGAATTTGACACCATGGTCACAGCCGCCAAAAACATCAATTATCATATGGCAAACGGGGATCAGGCTTTCAATGCCGCCAAGATCAAAGCGGCCCGGAAGGCAGGCCTGAAGCTGGAGGCCATCCCCAAGGCCAAGCTGACCCCTCAGCAGAAACACGATTTGAAGCAGTGGCAGAAGCTCAGGAAGTTTTTCAACAGCCAAGCCCCGGGAGAAAAGACACTGAAGAAGGTGGCCAACCTTGACCCCTATGTTCCCAAGACAAAGGTGCCCAAGAAGCCCGTGGTTGATGACGGCAAGTCTGTAGTCGAGGCTATGAAGGAGTACATGAGCAAGAATGGCGGCAATATGGATGTTGTAGCGGCGTGGACAGACTCACACGCAGGGTCCACGTGGGGCTCTCAGGCTCAGGCCTACAAATACTTTATCGCCAAGAACAGGACAGTCAATCTCAAGACAGGATACTTCTGGAGGAGAGGGGCTGAGGATGCGGCCCGATCCTATGATGCTCTCATCTCCCGGTATGGGGCCGAGACAGTGGAGAAGTCACTGACGCAATATCACGCTTTCGTGCAGGAGTTTTTGGGCAAAACCTCGTTCAGGTTTAATGACAAGGGCCGCAGGGTCCTCCGGCTCATCCGGACTGAATCATCCACTGCCATAAGCCAAATGAAGGCCGGGAAGGTAGTGCGTGGGGCCAATGAGAGCGCAAGCATCTATCGGAAGGTGAGTGTCAACCACCGGGATGTTACCATTCAGGCCGTGCCTCATGACAGGGTGACAGGGCTGTACTTTATGGAGCGCACCCCGGGCCGGGGAGGCGGCTTGTTCTACAGTGACGGGGAAAATGAGGTCAGCTTCATTGCCGGCAGGTTGCCGTTCAAGCAGGTCCGGAATGTTCCCACGGTAGGACAGGGCAACGGACAGAATGCCACCAAGTGGGGCGTTGATTTGAAGCATGTGAGAGGAGCAAAGAAATGACGGTGTTCCAAGCCATATTTGCTCAGGACAGGGCCACCCTCGTGATTGACGGTATTGAGGTGGGGATCTCCGAGAAGGAAACACTGGCTGATGAGGGCATAGCGGTCCTGACCCCGGTGGAGGAGGAGCAGGGGATGCCTGAGGGCCTCGGGGCTATGGGAAACAAGGGGGATGGATACACCGAGTGGTTTGACACCGGGACACAGAACAGCGTGGTTGTTGTTCTAGCCCGGAGATGGCTGTTGGCCCGGGACACCCCGGATTTTGCGTGGGGTCCTCAGCCGATCCCGACACTGGAGGAGGCCATAGCAGAATTGAAAAGCCCTCCGGGGAATTGGAGCACCCCGGATTACATGGAGGGAGAATGAGCAAGAACACGAACAAGCCAATGATGAAGGGCAACCCGGGCGGTGAAAACCAGCTTGCACGGGCAAGGGCCGAGAGCCGTGTTGGCGGTGGCTCCCGGGCCTACAGCAACGGATATGCCCGCATTGACTTCAGCAAGAGGAGGGAAAACAATGCCCTTGCCAAAGCCTAAAAAAGGTGAGTCAGAAAAGAAGTTCATGAGCCGCTGTATGGGGGATAGCGTCATGACAAGTGAATTCCCGGATGGGGATCAACGGGCCGCTGTTTGCCATACGCAATTTGCGGGTCCGGCCAACAACTCGGATTATGGGTTGCGGTTCAATCAGGATGAGGGGATGCAGGTGAACAGCCAGCAGATCCGGCACCTGATGAGCAACCTGATCCGCAGGGAGGATCTTGACGGGGTGGACTATCTGGTATGCCCCACGGTCCTGATCTGTGAAGGGGTCCACAATGGCGTGTTCTACCCTGCTGAGGAGTTGTCCAAATTCCCGGACAGCTGGGCCGGGGAGCCCGTGGTGGTCAACCACCCGGATCTGATGGGCAAGCCGATCACAGCCAATAGCCCGGATGTTGTGGAGCGGCAGACGGTGGGTCAGCTTTTCAATTGCTACTTCAACGAGGAGACAGGCAAGCTTCACGGAGAGGTCTGGATCAATATTGAGAAGTGCAAGGAGGTGGCCCCGGAGATCTTGAGCATGCTGGAGCAGAATCAGCATATTGAGGTGAGCACAGGCCTGTTCACCGAGTGCGACATGGAGCCGGGGGAGTGGAATGGCGAGAAGTTCAGCGGAACAGTATTCAACTACAGGCCGGATCATCTGGCCCTGTTGCCTAATGACAAGGGTGCCTGCAGTTGGGAAGATGGGGCAGGCACGCCCAGAGTCAACAGGAAGGAGGATGGACAGGAAGGAGAGCAGGAAATGAGCGGGATAAACAAACTGTTTTCGGCCCTCGGAGAGAAGCTGGGACTCAAGGTCAACGAGATCAGCCATGACGATGTCAGGCTGGCCCTCCGGGACACCTTGGCCACTTCTCTGAATCTCGGGCAGGACATGTTCCTGTTCGTGCGGGATGTGTTCGACAAACACGTCATATACGGGGTTGAAGACAAGGACGGCAAGGCACAGCTGTTCAAGCAGGGCTATTCGTTGGACGCCAACGATGAGCTCCAGCTGGTGGGAGATCGGGCCGAGGTCAAGCCAATGATTTCCTATGTGCCAGTAACCAACCAAGCAACTGGTGACGCCAATCAGGGCGGCACCGCAACCAAAGGAGGGTCTGCAATGGACAGATCACAAATGGTGGATGCTCTGATTGCGAACAGCGATTGGGGTGAGGAGGACCGGGAGTTGCTCATGAATATGAGTGATGACCAGTTCGACAGGGTCAACAAACCCACGACCAATGAGGGTGACGGTGAGGGAGAAGGGGAAGCCGGAGCCGCAGAAGGTGGTGAGGGTGAGGCCGCAGGGGAAGGCTCCGAGGGTGACGGAGATGGTGAAGGTGATGCAGGAGCCGGAGATGGCGAGGGTGAAGGGGAAGCCGGAGCCGGGGATGCTGAGCCCGCACAGAACAAGGAAAGCGTGCAGGACGTGATTGCCAACCTTGAAAAGCAGAATCCTGAAGCGGCGGCAACGCTCAAGCGTGCTGTAGCCCGGGATGAGCAGGTCAAGGCGAACATGATCAAGGAGTTGAAGGCCAACGAGGCCTGCCCCTTCTCTGACGAGGAGTTGAAGGGCAAGTCCATCGAGGATCTGGAAAAACTCCTGACGCTGTCCGGATCGGAAAAGAAAGTGTTGGATTTCTCGGCCCGTGTGCCGGCAGAAGTCACGGCCAATGCCAGCGATGGCGTGCCGCAGATGCCTGTCCTGTGCCCGGCTCAGAAGGCCAGCTGAAACAAGAATGATCGTAACAAGAAGGAGGAAATGAAATGCCTGTAAGAAACACGATCATTGTGATTGGGACCGGGATGCAGAGTGAAGCGGTTGCGGAAGCGGCTATCACTCCCGGTCAGGTGGTTGAGCTTCTCTCAACCGGGAATGTCCAGAAGAAAGCCACAGGTGGCACGGTTGGTGAAAAGGCCGTGGCAATTGAGGACTATCTTCAGGGCAACGGCGTTGCCGATGACTATGGCGCAGGGGACAGGGTGCTGTACCGTGTGTTCAAGTCTGGTGACGAATCATACCTGATTCTTGCCGATGGCGAGAATGTAGGAGTTGGGGACCTCCTCGCATTTGCGGATGGTGGAGAGGTTCAGGCAACGCCCACCACAACGGCAGTCGATGTCTGCGTGGCCCGGGAAGCGGTTGACGCAAGTGCCGGCAGTGTCCCTGTAGCAGACAGGCGCATTGTTGTGCGCTGGCTCTAATCAGCAACACAGGAAAGGAGAAAAACAATGGACAAGCAATTCCTTGAGATGCTGATCAAGAATGGGGGCTCCATGTCTCAGCGGCTTTTGGCGGCTAACATGGACGTGGCGGCCCTCCGGACCAACGCAACTCTCCGGAGAGAGGAGTGGTTGGAGTATGACACGGCAATCATTGAGGCCGCACAGGACAGGCTCGTGGGTGTCGCAGACCTCCTCGGAAGGGGCCTGCGCTACGGTCTGACCAACGGTCTTGGCAAAACCGTGCTGGAATCAGAGAACATCAGCGACATGCGGGATGCTGAAGTCAACATGGATGGGGTCACCCGTGGCCAGAATGATGCAGTCAACTACGAGATAGTTGGCCTGCCTCTGCCGATCATCCACAAGGACTATCAGATCAGCATCCGCAAGCTGGCGGCTTCCCGGAACACCGGGGAGGCTCTGGACACCACCCAGGCAAGGCTGGCCTCTCGGAAGGTAGCCGACACGCAGGAGGACATACTGTTCAACGGGTATGGCACCTTTGCGTTTGGCGGGTATAACCTGTATGGATATACCAACTTCCCGAGCCGCAACACCGGGACCCTCGGTGCGGCGTGGACTGACTCCGGCACGACTGGCGCTGACATCGTGGATGATGTCCTTGCTATGAAGCAGGACAGTCTGGACGCCAAGATGTACGGCCCGTACATCCTCTACATACCAGCGGCGTATGAAACCAAGCTGGATGAGGATTACTCGGATGCCAAGGGCTCCAACACGATCAAGGAGCGCATCATGCAGATCACGAACATTCAGGACGTCAAGGTGGCCGACAAGCTGGCCGCTGACAATGTTCTGCTCGTTCAGATGAGCATGGATGTGGTCCGGATGGTGGAAGGCCTGCCCCTGACCAACGTGGAATGGGAGGAGCAGGGTGGAATGGTGTTCCTGTACAAGGTCATGACGATCAGTGTGCCCAACCTGCGCACGGATCAGGATGGCAACTGCGGGATCACGCATTACACGACCTCGTAACCAACTGTTGAGTGAGGCCTCCTGCTAACCACGCAGGGCCGATCTCACAACCTAACCAAGGAGAGAGTCATGGCAAAGTTCAAATTACTTGCCGGCAGTCATTCCGTCAGGGATGGAAAGAAGGTCACCCGCTTTAAGGCTGGCGACATCGTGTCTTCAGACACGGATCTCGTGGACAAGTTTGGTCCTCAGAAGTTTGAGAAGGTTGGCCGCACAAAGGCCACACCTCCTCCCGAGGATGAGGACCCCGGCCCGGGACCGGATGAGGGCAATGACGGAGATGGCAACGAGAGTGCCGAGGGTGCCACGGATGCCACGGGCACCGAGGGGTCTGGGGGAGAGGATGGGGAAGGCTCAGAAGGCACAGGAGAGCCTGAAATCACGCTCAAGCCCGTTCACAGAGGTCAAGGCCGATGGGACGTGGTAAAAGTGATTGACGGGGTGGAGACAGAGGAGGTTGTCAATGATGGCTTCCTGAAGAAGGCCGGAGCACAGGCAATGGCTGAGGCCGGATACCAGCCCGATGAGGGGAATGAATGATGTCACGTGTTTGGCAGGGCCGAGATGTTGATCCATCAGTATTCTGGACACCTCCCAGAGTATGGCCCGGACAAACTGTGTTTGTGATTGGAGGAGGTCCCAGCTTGCGTGAGTTTGACTGGGACCTCATCTCCAACAAGAAGGTTGTGGGGGTCAACGATGCCTACAGGCTCGGCCCTTGGGTTGACTATAACATTTTTGGGGATATGTGCTGGCACTCCAGACACCGCAGGGATATGCGCTATTCAACTGCCACTCATGTCGGGATTACCAATCAACCGGGACAGAATCAAAGGGTCAAGTGGATGCGCCGCAAGATCCGGAGGCTGGGAGAGAAGCCCGGGGAGTTGGGATGGTTTAACAACACAGGCATGTCGGGGATCTGTTTGGCGGTACAGCTGGGGGCAACCCGGGTGTGTCTCCTCGGCTTTGACATGAAGATCGATGAGGAGTCAGGGGAAGCTAATTGGCATGTGAACGAGATCAGCTCACCCAACCCGGGGGCATATCCCCGGTTCATGAGTCAGGGCCGCTATCTCAGGAATGAGCTGGAGGAAAAGCGGCCTGATGTCGAGGTCCTGAACTGCAACCCTGACTCGGCTATGGACCTGTGGCCAAAGGTGAAATTGGAGGAGGTGCTATGATGGAGGCCCCAATTTTGATAACAGGCTGTGCGAGATCCGGGACCAGTATGACAGCTGGGATCATAGACCATTGCGGGGCTTTCGGGGGAAGGCTGGTCATGGGTGGAGGCCGAGCCAACAAGAAGGGCTTTTTTGAAAACAGGGAGATCCGGGACAATCTGGTGAAGCCCTACATGATGCTTTGTGGTGCAGATCCCCTTGGGCAAAAGCCCCTCCCGGAGTTGAACCACCTGCTCCCACTCGGCAATCTCCGGAGCAAGGTTGAACAGATCATGAAGTTTCAGGGCTATCGGAGCGGCCCGTGGTACTACAAAGGGGCCAAACTCTGTCTGGTGTGGCCTACATGGCACAAGGCTTTCCCGGAAGCAAAGTGGATCGTGGTCAGGCGCAAGGATGATGACGTCATCTACAGTTGTATGAGGACCGGATTCATGCGGGCATATCGCAAGCCCGAGGGATGGCAGGGGTGGATTGACCACCACAAGAAGCGTTTTGACGAGATGAGAGAGGACCCGAGCGTGAATATGGTTGAGGTTTGGCCCACCAAGTTTGTTGAGGGTGACTTCTCGGAGATCCGGGGAGTGATTGAGGGGCTCGGGCTGAAATGGAATGACGAGGCTGTCAAGGATTTTGTCAGCCCAGAATTGTGGAGGGGCAAACATGGCCAGAGTAACAGCAAGTGAGGTCAAGGAGATCCTTGAGACACAGTTGGATGATACGATAGTGGACGTGTTCATCATCCCGGCTAACAAGCTCACGGATCGAGTTGAGGCCGAGGACACTGAGAGCCTATTGGATGCCACTGAGCTCAAGGAGATCGAGCGGTGGCTGGCGGCGCACTTCACGGCTATCCGGGACACCCGGGTCAGTAATGAGAAGGCCGGGAGCGTGAGTCAAGGCTTCCAGTACAAGGTGGACCTGAATTTCAATGTGACTATGTATGGCCAGACAGCCCTTGTCCTAGATGTGACGGGCTTCTTGGCGGCTCTGCAGAAGCAGGCAGAGGATGGGCAGGCCGTGACTGCCTCGGTGTCGGCCCTCGGGCCTGTGAGCTCAGAGGACATACAGAATGGTCTGTACAACGGGTATTTGTATTGGTGAGGTGAATTATGGGAATGTCAATCATCAGGAAGATGCGGCGACAGAAAGCCGTGTATTGGCCCAACCCGACAGCTGACGGATTTGGCGACAAGGATGTGGACCTGCCCGTGGAGATTGACTGCCGTTGGGAGGACAGCAACGAGCAGATCAGGACTGCCAACGGGGAGGAGATCATGACCAAGTCAATCGTGTACACGGATCGGGACGTGGATGAGGGAGGCTTCCTGATGCTCGGTGTGCTCACGGATCTCCCGAGCCCGGGCGTGGACCCGCAGGACCTCGACAATGCTCATGAGATCAGGAAGTTTGACAGGCTCCCGGTGCTCCGGGTGAGAACAGATGGATTGGACCCCAACGCAGATGAATACTTGAGGACGGCATGGCTGTAATACCGGGAAAAGGCGCAATCAGAGTGATAGGGCTGGATGATGCTCTCCACAGTCTGAACAAGGACATTGCCAAGGTCCCTTTCCGGACCCTGAAAGGCATGATTGCCGGGGGTCTGATTCTCCAGCGCAAGAGTCAACAGCTGGTCCCGGTGGACACCGCCAATCTCAAGGCCTCGGCTACAACGCTGTGGGGCACAAAAGGAGGCACCAGCACTCCCAACTTCAAAGGGGATGATGCGGCCAAGATGGAAGCCAATCACAAAAAGATCGTGAGCCAAGAGAAGGCTGGATTGAGCAAGAGTGTTCTCAAGCCGGAGGTGGAGGTGGTGTACACTGCGGCCTATGCCATATATGTCCACGAGGATCTTGAGGCCAAGCACAAGGTGGGGCAGGCCAAATATCTGGAGGATGCGGCCAAGGAGGCTCAGGCCGAGATTATTGCCGCTGTGAAGATGGAGACCAAGCTATGAACCCTGTATCAGTTGACATAAAAGATCTGCTGGTGGCTGACGGGCTCGGGGAGTTTGCCGGCACGGCCTCGGCCCAGTGGGCAATCTTCATCAGTGAGGAGCCCGACAAACCCAATATGACAATCACGATCTATGACACCCCCGGGGAAGCCGCAGACAAGGTCATGGATGGAGGGGCAGACCACTTCATGCACTCGGGCTTCCAACTCCGGGTCCGGGCCAAACGCTATCTGACAGCCCATGCTCATATCGAGGAGTGCCGCAAGGCTCTGGACCGCAGGGGCAAGTTCAAAATTGACAAGACGCACTATGACAATATCAACATGGACCCGGAGCCCCTGCCAATCGGCAAGGATTCACAGGGCCGTCACACTTTTACAATAAACGGCATCGGGTACAGACAGGAGAGGCCATGAAGGAGACACGAGGATGCCACGAGGTGACACGACTGGGGGTGTTCATGTGTCTTTGTATGCGACAAGATTTTGAAACGCATAGACAAACAGAGAGGAGGAAACATGCCGAGGAGCAAAACAAAGGAAACAGTTGAGGAGGTCAAGCTCAAACTGTGGCAGGCCGGACTGGTCAAAGGGTGGAATGCAGTGGGACTGAACTGTCTGTACCATCGCCACCCTGAAACAGGGGAACAGGTCCGGCTCAACTTCCGGGATAACAAGGTGTTGAAACTGGAGGTGAAAAAGCCTCTCACAGAGGAGGAAAAACAGAAGGCCCCGGACAAGCACTCCAAATGGGAGATCCTTGAGAAGGGGGATTACACGAAAGTGGAAATTGGTGAGGGGGGTGAGTTCATCTTCCCTGCCAAGGAAAAGAAAGCTGGCCCCAAAAAGGATGAGCCAGCAGAAGGAAAGGAGAGTGACTGATGTATATCGGCACAGGTACAACAGTATCATTTGGCGGAAGTCCAATTGGTGAGATATTGGATTTGACGCCACCGGGAGTCAGCAGGGAGACAGTGCAGTCATCCACTATGGGGACCGTGGATGCGCACACATTCCTCGGGACAAAGCTGTATGACGGGGGAGAGGTCTCAATGGAGGTCGCATTCAACCCGGGAGCAACATGGGTGATCGGCAGTGGAGATGCCGCTCAGTCTATGGTCATCACATTCCCGGATAGCGGTGGGACCACTTGGACGTTTGACGCAATCGTGACAGGGTATGAGCCTTCCGATCCTCTTGAGGACCGGATGACGGCCACGATCACGTTCAAGGTAGATGGCGACATCACAATAACATAACAACCAACACAGGAGGTCTAACCATGACAACTGAAAAGATCCTAACCAAGGATGCCATATTGGGCGTCACAGATTATCAAGTACAGGAAGTGGAAGTGCCCGAGTGGGGCGGCAAGGTCCTGATGAGGACCCTGAGCGGGAAAGGCCGGGATGAGTTTGAATCCAACGTCACCAGCAAGACGCAGGGCAACAAGGTGGACGTGCGAGGCCTCAAGGCCCTCCTCCTCTCCCTTGTGATTGTTGACGAGGCCGGGGAGCCCCTGTTCACCCAGAAGGATCTGGACGCACTGAACAACAAGTCCTCGGAAGTCATCACCCGCTTGTTTGAGGTTGCTTCCAAGATGAATGGCATTGGCGAGGAGGCCGTGGAGCAAGCGGAAAAAAACTCAGAAAGCGGCCTGAACGAGAGCACTGGTTCAGGCTCGCAAGACAGATCGGGGGGTGCACAGTAGCAGAGTTGCAGGAGCGCATGTCCAGCCGGGAGTTCACGGAGTGGGAAGCCTTCAACCGTATCAGCCCCGGGGAGCCGGAGAGATCGGACCTGCAGTCAGCCCTCATCTGTATGGTAATTGCGAACATGTTGAAAGGGAGGAAAGGCCGCACATTTGAAATTGGTGATTTCTTGCTGAGGTTCAAGCCAAAGAAGGTACAGGCCAGAACACAGAGAGAGATCAGACTGAAATTTGAACAATGGCGTGCTATGCATCAAGCGTGGAGGAAACAGAATGCCTGAGAGAACATTGAAATTCAAGATGACCGGGGACACAACTGACTTCACCCGGAAGTGGACCACCGCTCAGGCAACCATGACCCGGGTGGCGACACAGGCTCAGGCCCTCGGCCAGAAGGTCTCAGGCTTTGGGAGAAAGATGGCGACAAGCTTCACCCTGCCCATCACGATTGCTCTGGGTGGCGGGGTGAAAGCCTTTGCCAACTTTGACAAGGCCATGACTGAATCTCTCGCCATCATGGGGGATGTCTCCGAGGGCACGCAGAAACAGATGGCCGCTCTGGCCAAGCAGATGTCCGGGGAGAGCACCTTTGCGGCCAAGGAATTGGCTGAGGCCTATTTCTTCTTGGCCTCGGCTGGTTTGGATGCGCAGGAGTCAATGCAGGCCCTTCCGATTGTTACCAAGTTTGCCCAGTCCGGGGCTTTCGATATGGCTGTGGCCACAGACCTCCTGACTGATGCTTTCTCGGCCCTCGGTCCCCAGATCCAGAAAACAGGGGATTTCATGAAGGACATGACGGGGCTCGGTGACATCCTCGTCAAGGCCAACACTCTGGCCAATGCCACGGTCCAGCAGTTCTCAGAGGCCCTGACCAACGAGGCCGGACCCGCTATGCGCCAGTGGAAGATTGATACAGAGGATGGCGTGGCGGTCCTTGCGGCTTTCGCAGATCAGGGCATCAAGGGGCAGAAGGCCGGATCAATGTTTGGCAGGGCCATCCGGCTCCTGACCAAGGCCTACATGGGGAACACCTCCGAGTTCAGGAAGATGAACATTCAGATCTTTGACGCTCAGGGTGAGTTCAGATCCTTTGCGGACATAGCCGGGGATCTGGAAAGGGCTCTGGGCTCCCTGTCCACGGAACAGCGTGCGGCGGCACTGACCACTTTGGGCTTCCAAGCCCGGACCCAGCAAGCCATTCTCCCGTTGATCGGGTCCAGTGAAAAGATCCGGCAATACAGGGAGGATCTGAAGGATGCGGGAGGCACCATGGATGAGGTGTCCCAGAAACAGCTTCAAACCTTCTCCAACCAGATGACCATCCTCAAGAACAAAGTGGTGAATGCGTTTGCCGCTCTTGGGGAGGCCCTCATTCCAACCATCACCAAGATAGCGGCCAAGATCGAGGAGTGGACAGCAAAGTTTCAGGCCCTGTCTCCTGAGACAAAGCGGGTGATTGCCAACACTCTCCTTTGGGTGGCGGCTATCGGCCCGGGGCTCATGATCCTCGGGAAGCTGATTGGCACTTTCGGGACCTTGATCACTGTGCTCAAAGGGGTGGCGACAGCGGCGGCATTTCTGGCGGCCAATCCCCTCGTGGCTCTTGCGGCGGCATTGGCGGCTGTTGTGGGATGGGTAGTGAAGCTGGGATTGGACGCAGGGAAGGCTATGGAGCAGGAGCGGGAAAGCGCAGAGGCTTGGGCTGATCAGCTGGCCCGGGTCAAGGCTGAATATGGCTCCCTTGAAAATCTCCGGGCGCAAAACAGGGCTCGGTGGGCCCGGGATGCTCAGGCCCGGGAGGATTTCCAGAAGGTCCTGAAATCAGAGTTTGATCTGCAATCCAAGATTGAGGCCCTCCAATCCATTTCCAAGCGGGGCCTGAGCGACACCATCATCAAGGAGATACAGGCCAAGCTGGACATCCTGAAAAAGGAGGCCGAGGCCTTGAAGCCCACAGCCACGCCCACAGCCACTCCTTTTGCTCCGAGTGAGGAGGACAAGAAAAAGCAAGAGGAGTTTCAGAAGGCCTTGGAGAAGGCCATGTTTGACCAGCTGGGGGTACAGCAAAAGATCAACCAGCTGTATCAGAAGCGGTCTATGCTACAGGCTCAGATTGACAAGGCCCAAAAGGGCTCGGGTGAATTCTTTGACGCCCAAAAGGAGGCCCTCAAGGTTGAAGCCGATCTCCGGGCACTGGGCAAGGAAAGGGGTGAGGAGATCAAGGCCCGGGCCAAGAGGGATATTGACCAGACAAAGGTGTTTGCTCAGGCGGCTGAAAAGGGGTCCATTGAGGATTACAGGTTGCGCATCCGGGCAGGCCGGAGAGACAAGGCCCTCAAGATCCAAGAGGACATGAAAAAGCAACTGAAGGAATTGAACAAAGAGATGGCTGAGAACACAGACATACTCCGGGAAGGATTTGGTGCCGCAACAGGTGCCACTCCGGATGTGGTTGTGATAGCCTGATTGGAGGATACTATGGCGGTGACACAAGTGGATGAGTTGTTTGATCAGAGGGGTGGCAAGAAGGATCAGGAAGCCACCGAGGTGCGCCGCATGTTCCGGGTCCTGACAGATACACAGACTGATGACGCACTCGTGGTAATAAATGACGCTCCGGCCCTCGGGCTCCCGGAGGTGTTTGACCTCCATCCGGCTAGCCCGGACCTGTGGGTGGACACTGTGGTGCCGAGGCCGGAAGCGGATGATGGCCAGATGTGGCGGGTGGTTGTGACGTATGTCCTTGTGCCTCCGATCCCCCCGGGCGGTGGAGACAAGCCGTGGGATCTGGACCCCGTGATCAACTTCACTTTCATGTCCCGCCAGAGGGTATTTGAGAAGGCCTATGCATACAACCAGTCCATCTCAGCGGCTGGGGCCACTCGGGACGCTCCCGATGTGCGGGTGGTCAACAAAAGCCTCAACCAGCCCTTTGATCCCCCGGCTATGATCGAGGATGCATTGCTCATGATCCTGATCCAGCGCAATATCAAACAGGCTGACTTTGATCCGGAGGACATCCGGACCTATCAGAACACCATATGCAACGACACTCCGACAATTGCCGGCATATCTTTTGAACAATGGACAGGATGGATGAGGGATATCAAGGCCGACAAACTCTGGACCAATGAAAATGAGCCCTACTGGTCTGTCAGGTGGGAGATCGTGTATGACCCAGAGACATGGATCAAAAAGATTGCGAACATGGGCGTGTTTGAGGCTGGACAGAACACCTCTGGCACCCCATCTAGCCCGGGCAACCTCGTCAAATACAAAAAGATCCGGGATGAGGATGGGGATGCTGTCCGGGACCCCGTGCCGCTCAATTTGCAGGGACAGAGAATTGGACAGGGAGATCCAACGGTGTATTTGCCTTATCATGGACTATGGGAGGAGGATTGGGCCCCAATAGGGCTCCCATCCGCATACTGATATGACTGATGGCGTAATGTTCGACAGAGATTCAGCCCGCAGGATCGGGGAAGTGGTCCGGAGGGTTGAAGGGATGCCCATGGTCACCCCTCAGCGCAGGCGCAACCGGGATTACAGGGGTGGCAAGGGTCCCATCCGGTGTTTCCAGTCCTTCAAGAAGGATGAGGAGACACTGGCTATCAGGTGCGGCAAGTGGCGCAGATACGGCCCCACAACCGTGATCGCCAAGGCTCCGCAGGATGACACCACAGGCCATACGGATGACCCCAACAAATTCAAAAGTTTCAACGTGATAGACATACTGCCCACAGGCTCCTCCGGGGAATGGTATGCCTGCGTGTATCTCAAGGAGGACACGGGCCGGAAGCACTGGGAGTTGTGGCCCGGGGTTGAACTGGATTACACCTTCACGCAGGATTTCACCAACTGGTATCCGGACCCCAATGCGACACCGTTTGCCACGTCCAGCTACCCGCCATTTGATCCGGTAGGGGATGACCGCTGGAATGTGTTCAGGGTCCTTTCCAAATTCACAATCGAGGATGATGAGCTCAGTTCAGTGGAGGTCCTGCATGAGGGGTGTCTGGATGACCTATCCATTATCACGGACACGGACAGCCGGGATTTGTGGATTGATGCTGACGGGTCCCGGAGCACGATTGACTACAACCCGGATGACAGCCATCACAAGGGGGTCCTCCAGCTCAGGAATGTCGAGCAGGTGGGGGATTGGCGGTGGGCAGTCCCATACTTCAAAGCCGAGGAGTTGAGCGACACAAACAGCTATCTGCACGGTGAGCTTTTCTGGGCCAACATTGATGCCAAATACCCGGAAGGCGCAACCAGCGCAGGGGAGCCCGTGTACAAGTCCATCGATGTGTGGGGAAGCTGGCCCGGGAATCAGCGGCTTGAGGTGTATGACTTCCACAACCAGAGCAACGTGGTGGGAGCCTATCACGGAGTCAACATTGGCACCGGAGCGGGAACAGATCCTCACGAGGTGTTCTGGCAGGCCCCGGTGGCCCTCGGGGAGTACTGGTTTGACACCGGGGAGGACCCCAGACCGCTTGATCCATATGGCACCTCCTCACCATGGAGCGGTGGGGGCAGTGTGTCAGGGGCCTATTTCATTGGGGAGGTGAGCGGGGCCGCAACAGGGGTCCCGAGCGGGGGTGGAGATGTCGAGGGGCACCTGACCATCCGGGGCTACAAGGCTTTTGTGGGGGCCGGGGCTCTCCGGGTCAACGATACTCTGGTGGACATATTTGACGAGGACTGGTGGGCCGATATCAACTGGCATAACGCCACCCCACCGCACTTATGGTACAAACACACGGATCTCGATTTCAGTGAGGATACTCCCGGCCAAGCCGGACAGAACAGGGACCATGACTGGCGGTATTGGATACAGGGGGACAACTGGACCCGCTCCCTGTACGGTGAGAGCATCGGCTATGGCGTGGGATCACCCGGGACCGGGGCCGGACCTACAGGCACAGGCAACGGGGCCGAGGGCATCCGCATCCACCTCGGGGAGTGTAGGCTGTATGAGAATGTGGACACGGGGTCCTCCTCCGAGTATTCAGTGGACTGGTAT